CCATCGAAATAATTTATAACTTTTGCCCTAATGTTTTTGCACTGGTCTAGTAAGTACTGCCCTAGCTGATGCCCCCTCTGATACTGCCCTCTGTTACTCCGCTCTATTTCTGCCTCTGTTTCTGATGAAGTGTCTGCCCTATAGGCTCTTGGCTTTAGCCAAGCCCTCTGTTAGGTTCTCTGTTTCTTTGCTCTGTTACTTCTAACTGTTACTGCTGGCTATGGATTGATGTTTCTCCTTAGCTTACATATCTGCCCTCAGTAACAGATAGAAGTTAGGTTTAGAGTAAGGTTTAGGATTTGTGTATAATGTAAGGTAATTTGATATCTTAAGGAGAAACTATGGAAGATAAGGTAAGACCTAGATTAGGAGATTGCTTGAATAAAGTAGGCAATATTGCACACGTAGATGCTGATACTGTTGCTGAGTGGTTTAGGACTAATAGCAAGGGTAAGAGACAGAAGAGAAAATTAACTGTTACTGATGAAGTGGTTAAGCTAGTAAATGAGAGCATAGATGATCCTATCTATGATGGTGCTAAGTTTGTAGATACTGTGATCACTTATAAGAATGTGTTAGATGATCTGGATAGTAGCTACAAGGTTACACTAGAGGATTATATTAATGCTATTAGGTTCTGTAGCTATCTGGAGGCTTATAGGGGTAGAATTAAGGATGCCTATCAGGCAGCATTTGCTCATAGGGATTTCGTTAAGAATAATAGGGATTGTCCTGTAGGTAGCAAGGAGTATAAGAATATTGATTATGCTGCTCAGAGGTATAGAAAGACACCTTTAGTTTCTAAGATATTGGCACAAAGTGAGATACCTCTGTATCTGATGTATCAGGGGTATAGATATGCTGCTGTTGAGACCTTAGCTGAAGAGATGAGAACAGCTAAGCTGAGCAAGGATAGGATTAGTGCTGCTGATAGGTTGTTAGTTCATCTTAAACCACCTGAAGGGATAGATATTAATGTTAAGGTTAATAGTGGAGCTGATGCTAGGGATAGTATCGTTAGCACCTATGAGAGAGCTATGGCACAGCTAGTTGAACAGCAGAGAGCTTTGATTATGAATGGTGGAGATATTAAGCAGATAGCAAATGCTAAGATCGTAGAAGCTGATATTGTCGAAGAACATTCGGCTGATAGTTTATCTGACACTGAGCCTGACACCGAAACTAGGGAGTAACGTTAGGAGACATAGCTCCTCTTAGCTTCCATTAGCTACCATTAGCTTCAGTGAGGTTCATCTGTGTCTGCAAACATATCTCCCTAGTTCAAGTGTCAGATAAACTTATAGGTTAGAAGTCATTTAGAGCCTCTCTGAGAGCAATTAGATGCTAGAGAGTATAATTAGCTTCTGAGACTTAGATCGTTGCTTAGAGAGGCTCTAAATGATTGTATGAAGGTATCTCTGCTTCGATGCGAAGCATCGAATCATATCTCCCATTAGCTTCTAATTTGAAATCTATTACTTCTCTTATTACTATATATAGAACAAGAACTGCAAAATATGCTCTAAATGCGTAGAGATAGCTAATTTACGGGTAGTTTGCTATTTGCACGTGGAGACCAATAAGAGAGGTTATATTTGCATTTGGAGACTAATATGGTATAATTGCAAGATAAGACTAATATAACTTGTAGAGAAAAGGAGAAACAAATGTCAGTACAAGTAGAGAAACATACGTTAGTATCGAGGTTCGATGCTGAAACTAATGAGATGATTGCTCAAGATGAGTTTATACTTCGTAAGAAGAATATGAAGGCTAAGGGATATAACTTAGTATATATGCAGGAGCTAATAGAAACTGCTCTATTATGCAAGAGCATAGAGCAGTGGTATATAGTTATGGATCTACTAACTAATGTGGTTAAACAGGACTTCAAGCTTAATATTACATATAAAGAGATAGCTAAGACGTATAACGTATCAGAAACAATAGCTAATAGGATAATAGGCTTTATGAAGAAAGGTTGTATAATCAAGGGCAATAGAGGAATATATGATGTCAATCCTTTCTTGGTAATACCAAAGGGAGCGAAAGATGATATAGTTACTCTAAAACAAATAAGATGGGGAAATGATGATGGCAAAGTCTATGGATCAGTATCTGAATGAGGTAGATTATAGCTTCAAGGACTATGTACCTAGTAAAGAAGCTTTAACTATCGTAAACTTTATTAAAGAGGTAAATAATGGTATGGAGGAGAATACTACTCCTCTAGTTCATCTTAGGATGCTAGATACCATTCTGAATAAGACACCTAGAGATATACTTGTATGTCATCGTGGTGCTGCTAAGAGTAGCCTTATTGAGTATATTATCCTCTATGCTGCTGCATTTGGTAAGATACCAGGTTTTGGTAAAGTATCATTTATAATGTATGTATCTGATAGCATAGTTAATGGTGTAAAGACCCTTAGAAAGAATATTCAGTTCAAGTATGACAATAGCCCTTTCTTACAGAAGTTGATCCCTAATAAGAGTCTTAGATTAGGTGTAGAGAATGGTGGTAGTGTAGGAGAAGAGAACTGGGATGATAATGCTGGTGGTAGAAAGTTTACTGATATAAGACTAGAGTTTCAGAATGTAGCTGGAGATAGGCTAGTAGTTAGAGGATATGGTGTAGGTACTGGAGTGAGGGGTACTAGGGAACTAGGTCAGAGACCTAATGTAGCCTTCTTAGATGACATTATGAGCGATGAGGATGCTAGGAGTGAGACTACTATCAAGAACATAGAGGACATAGTTTATAAGGCTGTATCTAAAGCTCTACATCCTACTAATCAGAAGATCGTATGGGTAGGAACTCCATTTAATGCTAAAGATCCACTGTATAAGGCTATTGAGAGCGGTAGCTGGAAGGTTACAGCTATACCTGTATGTGAGAAGTTCCCTTGCACTAAAGAGGAGTTCAAAGGCAGCTGGGAAGATAGATTTCCCTATGAGTATGTATTGAGAGAGTATCAAGAAGCTGAAGCTATGAAAAGACCAGAGAACTTCAATCAGGAGCTTATGCTAAGGGTTACTTCTGATGAAGATAAGTTACTAAATGATGATGATACTAAGTGGTTTGATGAGAAGGAAGTGTTTAAGAACAAGTTTAGCTACAACTTCTATATCACTACGGATTTAGCTACTACTGTAAAGGATAGTAGTGATTACAGTGTGATTACAGTATGGGCTGTAAATAGCCAGAAGCAGTATATGGCAGTAGATGGCTTCTGTGATAAGGTAGAGGTTAGTAAGTTCATTAAAGAGCTATTCAGGCTATGTCAGAAGTATAGTCCTCTGAGTGTAGGCATAGAAGCTACAGGACAGCAAGCAGGGTTCATTAGCTGGATCAGAGACGAGATGGTTAAGAAGAACATCTACTTCAATCTAGCTAGTTCAAATAATGGTGGTAGAGAAGGTATTAGACCTGTAGGAGATAAGTTCTCTAGGTTCTTGTTATTTGTGCCTAATTTCAAGCAAGGGAATGTTTGGGTAGCTAATAGGATGAAGGATATGGCTTGGGGTAAAGAGTTCATTGACGAGGCTTCTAAGGCTTCTAAAATGGGTTTTAAGAGCAGACACGATGATGTGTTAGATACTATCTCTATGCTACAGATGATGGATATATATGCCCCTAGTGAAGCAGCTAGATCATTAGATGCTGATGAACAGCTTTTCTATGAGGATTATGATACTCTTAGCAAATATGGATCAAATACAATCTTTTGAAAGGATATAAATGCAGATAGACAAAGTGTTGAGTGATATACAAGATCATCTAATGGTTAATATCTCGGCTTACGCAGGTAAGCCTATGAGTAGTGAAGGACTGATACCTGTAGTTAATCAAGCATTAAATGAGATATATGCAGAGTTTAACTTAGGTACAGATCAAGCTATCATAGCAGTACCTAGTGATAGCAGAGTATTTAGTTTAGAGCTGAATATGGATGATAACTTTACGTATAATGTGAATGGTGTAGCTACTAAGAGATTAGCTAAGGATAGCAATGTCATACTAGCTACTACGAAGAGTATCAGAGAAGCTGAGAAGGCTAAGGATAAGCCTAACGAAGTTTTAGATACAATAGTTGCTGATTATGGTTTAAGGAGATAGTATGATAAGATCAGTCCAAAGTGAAGAAGTCTTAGAGATACTAGATGTTACAGATAGTAAGCAGAGAGAGTATGTCTTAAACGCTAAGAATGCTTTTCTAATTGATCCTAAGACCATATACTTACCAAACAATAAAGAGGGAGATATTCTATATGTTAAGTATAGGAAAATAGCTCCTGAATTAGTCTCCACAACAGATAATGTAGGATCTACAGAGTTTCCTTTACCAAACCAACTGCTTAGATTACTATATGCTTTAGTTGCTTTAAAGGTTGTCAGAAGCATAGATGGGTTCAAGCAACTAGAAGGACCTATAGTTAATAACTATGTCAGAGAACTAGAAGAAGCCAAACAACATTCTTGGGCATTAGATCAAGATATGCTATCTACACTAGAAACTAAGAAAGGATTTTACTAATAATGCCAGCTATAGGTTTACCAGGTACTCCTGGTGGTTCAGCATTAGCCCCTATGGGAACAGGAACAGGTTCAAATACACCTGAGATCAAAGTTGTGAAATATGAGATACCTACAGAACTTACTAATTTCACTAATCACTTAACTGAGATACTAAGAGTTAATAATAGTATCAATAGCATAGATACAGTAGCAGGAGCTATGACAAGTATAGATAATGTCCTAGCTAAAGTTAATGTTATTGAGAAAGTATCAAACTCAGTTGATAACATAGATACCTTAGCTACTATGAAAGATACTATGGTAACTCTTAAGGATAATCTACAGGTACTAAAGGATACTCTAGATCAGATACCACTATTAACAGAGATCAAGAACAAGAAAGAGGTATTAGACGTTATCTATGCCTTTAGAGAGTCTTTTGTAAATTGTAGTGAAGATGAAGAGATATTTAGGACACTATATAGCAACCTAGATCAGATTAAAGGTGTATATGCAGATATATCTAACATAGATATTGTGTATAAGCATCTACTAGCTATTGAGATAGTTGCTAGAGGTATCAAGATACTAGAGGTCTTTACAGCTAACCTAGAGACTTATAAGTCATTACTAGAGATGAAAGATGACCTAAAGGTTATCGTAGCCAATATGGCAGATGTTACTAAGGCTATTGAGGTTTATAAAGACCTACCTAATAAGATAGCTGAGTTCAAGAGTGATTTAGAGAATACAATAGCTCAAGCTAATAAAGCTATTGAAGACAAAGCTAATGATATGCTAGGACAGATAGCTCACGCTCTATTGCCACTAGAGAATGCTTTGATGAAGATGCAGGTGGATATGTCTAACTTTAAGCTAGATGTGAATACTAAGCTTACTGAAATGGCAAATAGCTTTAATGAGAAATTACTAGCTCTTAAGACAGAGAAAGATAAAGAGCTAGAAGCTATCAAAGCTGAGATGCTTCATATCAAAGAGACTTACATAGGTCATCAGATAGTTAATACTATAACTACAACTAATACTGAGACTACAAACGTTACTAAGGATGTGAAAGCTACAGCAACTAATACTGTTACTGAAACTAAGAACACTACAGCTACAATCAATGGGGATATTAAAGCTGATATAGTAGCCAATGTAACTGGTAAAGGTGGTACTACACCAACTCCTACACCAGGAGAAGATGAAGGTAATGGAGCAGAGATATGATCAAATATCAAGTATATACAGCTAAAGATAAGCAAGTAATTCTCCCTGAAGGGGAGATTACTAAAGCTATTTGGGATAGTAAGAAGAGTGAGTTAGATACTTATAGGAGTACACAGACTAATAAGATACTAACTGATCTAAGAGCTAGGACTAAGAAGGATAGCAAGAATGATCATAGAGCTATCTTTATGGATTTAGCTAATGGTGTGATCATCTGGGCTAGATTACTAGCAGGAGATACTCTAACTAATCCTAAGGTAGCTACAGAGTATTTCTACCTTAGAACACCTAAAGGTACTACAGAGATTAACTTTACAGAGCTATTCTCTAAGTGGGAGATACCTAATGGTAATGAAGAGGTAGATAAGGTCATTAAAGCCTTATTTGAGAAGTATAAAGAGCTTCAGAAGGCTGAATTAGCTGGTAAGACCATAGATCAAGTAGCTCTCAAAGATGAGCTAGTCAAACTTATTAAGAAGTATGTGGATGCTAAGATAGCTGAAATACCTACTACAGGTGGAACACCAGCTCCTGTAAGCAAAGAAACTATTATCAATTTTCTAAAAGAAGCAGCTGATCCTACACACCCAGAGAGTGGTAATGTTCTTATAGCTTTACTTACAGAGCATCTAGCAGGCTCTTCTGCTAGTATGACTACTCTTCTAGCGGACGAGAATGGTTCTAAGCCATTTAAGTACTTCTTAAAACTTAACAATCTGTATGGAGCTGCTGCTGATATAGATATGTTTAAAGAGATGTATGATACTGCTTCTCCTAATATAGTATGTGGTGTAAATAGACACGGAGAAGCATTAGTTCAGAACCTTGATATTCTAGATTTGAATACTGAGGGTAAAGACTCTGATACCCCATTAACACCTACAGAGATATTTGTAGATAAAGAGAATACAGTTACTAAGAACTTACCTCCAGAATACTCTCTAATGGTTTATAGAAGTGTAAAGTATGCTAAAGAAGTTAGACCAAGTGACATCGAAACTGAAGAACATTATATAAACGGCAAAGGACAGCCTGAAGACACTTATGTACCTAGTAAGGTTAGAACTATAGGTGTAGAGAATGTCCTTAAACACTTTGCTAATAATGTATGCCCTTCACTCTATTTAGAGAAGCAAGCTAATGGAGAGTACCATCTAGGTAATGAAGCTACAGCTAACCTATTTAAGAAATACATAGCTTTCTTAGGTGCTGATGGTAAGCTACCAGATAGTATCTTACCAGCTTCAGTTAGTACTATCACAAATAATCTTATAGATAATACTAAGCCTTCTGAGCCTGCTATTAAAGAGACTATTCTCAAGAACTCTCTGTATAAGCTGGGTATGTTACCTAATGCAGATAAGTATCAAGAGTATAATGACGAGGGTATTATCGCTTCGTTGGGGATGTACAGAAACTTCGTAGTTACTCTAACTAGACAAGTAGAGACTTTCATAATAGCTACTAATAATATACCAACTCAGTATCGTAGAGATAATATGTGGTTTGAAGGTACTATCATAGTTAAGGGTGCTAAATTTATTAAGAGCTGGGGAAGTATGTTTGTCTGGAGAAATGGAGTACCAACAGATCTAGGAGATATGGAAGTATTTGCTTATGTACTCAATCCCCTAGATAATAAGATATACATAGGTAGGGTATAGCTATGAACAGCTCTATGTTAAAAGTAACTAGCAAGGAGAAACTACCTTGCTTGGTTATTAAAGATACTATAAGAGGAGAGATATTCCCTCAAGGTTCTGTAACTAAAGATATCATTATGTATGAAAACCCTCAAGAGGAGCTAGATATTATCGATCCTCCAGAGATTACCTATAATGGTACTACAAAGCCTAATACTAAGGTAGAAATGCTCTCTGAGACTGGAGAAGTGTTAGCTACAACTACTTCAAATAGTGAGGGTAAATACTCATTTAAACCTAGTAAGCCGTTGATCCCAAACGTAACTAAGATCAAATATAGATACACATACTCAGATGGTACTCCTATGAAGACAACTGAACTAGAAATAGGTTACAAGAAGGATTATTCTAATCTACCTATCGTTGCAGGTATGAATGATACAAATTTAACTTATACGCTAAAGCAGAAGTATGTTGCAGGAGATAAGATTACTATTACTCTAGGTAATGATTCTACTATTAAGAAAGAGTATACCCTTACTGCTGAAGATATTGCTAAAGGTAAGGCAATAGTTAGCTTTCCTGTGTATAAAGGGGTAAATAACTTTATTCAGACTAAGCTAGAGCATTTAGCAGATCATACAGTTGAAAATCTTAATACAACTGTAAATCTAATGACGAGTAGGATTAAGCCTAAGATATATGTTCAATTTAAGCAAGGTAATCAACGATTATCTGAGATATGGGGTGGTAAAAGACAATTCACATTAGCTTTGAAGTATAAGGGAGAAGTACTTTACTTCACATACAACGTCTCTCACGAAGCTAGAAACATAGTTTCTTATATAACGAATAGAGTACCTATTACCTACGTACAGAAATTAGCTAATCCTTCAGTAGTACTAAGAGCTGGTGGTATAGGCTTCTTACCTAGTGATAAGTGCAATGACATAACTACTATGAATAGTACCCCTACTGATACATCATTAGTTATAGGACAAACAACCAATAGTTCTGGTGTATATACACCTGAGTTTATTAGGTTAGATATGGAGAAGACTCTTGGTAATGTGTTATTTAGAGTTAAAGATACTACTGTTATCAATCTACCTAATGGTCAGACTAAACCTTTTGTAGGCTTTATGATAGATCTACCAGGTTTTACTGGTACTTCAAAGGATGCTGAGAATATTCTTAAAGAGTTAGAGATAGAGTGGGGTACAGGAGTACGTAGAACCCTATATCAAGAGTGGTATCCTTTATATATCAATGAAGCTTGTGATAATATGCTAATGCACAGAGCTAATCCTCTATATTCTCAATATGTAAGTGTAGAGCAATTTGAGAACCTATGTAGTTCTAGAAAGGTAGCTGAGTTCAGAAGTTATACTTACAAGAAACCTTATTATCCTCCATATACTTCAAATGATATTCAAACAAATACTATGCAGCTTTACCCTGTGTTCTATGATCCTATGTCTGAACATCCAACAACTTCATTTGTTATAGGCTGGGATAAGAATGCTATGTTAGATGCTTTAGTTCTCTCTGATACTTATCTAGAAAATAAGAACATTGCTAATATTACTGATAAGAATGGAGTCTTATTCTTACCTTATAAGTTCAATAGTCCTTCTGGGGTATTAAGTGTTAAGAAATGTTCTGTTATAACCAATGGTGATACTACTATGACTAACTTAATGTTTGTAGGATCAGCATTAGCTAAAGATAAAGAGTATTCACAATCTGACGGTATGGAACCTTTTGGTATGACAGCTAGTTTCTCTACAGATAAGCAACACTCTTACATTATGTATAAGAGTACCTTAGATAAGTATCTAGCAGGTGGTGTAGAAGCTTTCGATACCTATAAGGATTTCTACGTAGAAACTGATATGACAATGCATCAACAAGTTAGAGGAGAAATACCTGCTGATAAGTACAACTCACTGAAAGTGTACTTCAAAGACTATCTAAGTGTATTTGCTTCTAACTTTAGAAATAGAGCTGGAGATACAGAAGTGCATACATTCTCATTTAGATTTACTACTACTCGTAGTAGAATATACGAGATATATAATGGTACTGCTCAGATGTACTACAATGACTTTAGACACGACTGGAGAAACTCTATAGATCCTTACCCAACTCCTATGAACTGGATATCTAGGGTATCTTTCAATCAAGGTAATAGCGTGAGTACCTATCCTTACACGCTAGAAGATATGTCTAATAAATATTCTGCTTTGGTTGATCCTATGGATAAGCACAATAGCTTATTGTTCTTGACAAGTATATCTAGGTATCTAACACCTGCTTCTGAATACTACTGGAGAAGGTTGAAATATCCTCCTAGTAATACTGTATTTACCTTAGCATTTAAGGTAGAGAAAAAGAGTAAAGATGGGATAAATCCTCCACTATCGGGTATGGAGTACCCTTTTACTACTGTGGATCACACATTTGATCTGAAAGATGCCCTTTACTACAAGATAAAGTTTAATCGTAGTAAAGAAGGTAGAGTTCCTTCGGAGAATAATAGGAATAAGCTATGGGATTGGGTTGATGTATATCTATCTAAAGATCCCGTAGGTAAGGTTAGTATTAGTATGCCTAGAATAAAGGATGATTATGGCTTTAAACAAGGAGGTCAAAGCATAGCTTTAGAAGTACCTTGTAGGATAGTATTATCTGTTACAAATGCTCCTGTAGGTATCTATAATGAGTCTAAAAAGATACCTTATAATTCATCTCAAGAATTAGTACTTGAGAATACTTGGATGGATCAGTATAAGAACTATAGGTATATCTACCCTAAAGAAGCTTATGCTAGTGTAACTACATTACCTGAGAAATATCTTGACTGGGTAGTTACTACAGATTATTCAAGTATATTTATAAATACTCCTACAAATCCAGGTAGAATACCTTATGTTCAAGTAGGTCTTATGTTTGAGTTTCCGTATGATAATCTTAGCAGCCCAGTTAGTTACTATGATCCATCAGGACTAACTACTAACTATGCAAACTACAATGAACTGTATAGAAAAGCTAAAGAGTATATCTTTAACAATATCTATATAGCTCTTTCACAATTCAAGTTTCAAATCAAATAAGGAGATAGTTATGGAGTTATATAACGTAAATGACAAGGTAGTAGAGAATGTATCTACTATCCAAACAGAGGTTAGCATATCTTACCCAGATAAGCTTAGTAAAGAAGAGCTAAAAGAGAAAGGCTATATCCCTGTAGAACAAGGGGAGATACCTCAAGTAGCTCTAGGAGATTTCGAGACAATCTCTAGACGTGTAGATATAGATGAAGATAGCTATAAGGTTAGCTATGCTGTAGTTGATGTGTCTAATACAGAGATACTTCTATTAGTAAAGAAGAGGATACAAGATCTACTAGACGAGAAGGCTATAGCTAAAGGCTATGATAATATCCTATCAGCTTGCTCTTATGCAGGATTTGATAATCCTTTCAGAGTAGAAGGAGAGAAGTTTGGCAAATGGAGATCAGAAGTATGGTCAAAAGGGTATGCTATTCTAAAAGACATCACAGAAGGTCATAGGAAGCTTCCTAAGAGCTTTAAAGAAATTCTTGATGAATTACCTATCCTAGAGGAGATTTGAGCTATGAGCTACCTTATTGTGGCTCTATTAGCCTTTATACTAGGATTGCTATGTTGTCCATTAGTTATCTTTCTCAGAGCTAGAAAGTGTGATCAATGGGATAAATCTAATATGTTCAATATCTATAGGGTTGTAGCTCACTTAGCTACACACCCTGATGACTTTGGCAAAATGTACTATGACAATGGAGAGAAGCCTTTCTGGTACATCGATGACGATGAGTTTACTGATGTAGTTAGGACTAGGAGAAAGTTTTGATTGACAGACCTATCATAAAGCCTCTAGGTAAATATCAGTTTAGATTAGTAGAAGACTATAGGTATAAGGATATTCTTATACCTAAAGGCTTTATAACAGATGGTGCTAGTGTACCTAGAATATTCTGGAGTATCTATCCACCTAATAAAGCAGAATATCTCAGTGCAGCTATAGTTCACGACTATCTTACAGATCTAGCTATAGAGGGTAAGATTAGCTTCTTAGATGCTGATAAGGTCTTTAAAGAGATGCTAGTTGAATTAGAAGTATCTAAATTAGATGTATTCTTATTGTATACTAGCGTTCGACTATATCACATAGTTAAATACCATTCTAAAGGATACTAATGAATCTACTTAGCCTAGTATTATCATCATTCACTGATAGTAAGTTCTTAGGATTGCTATTAGTTACCCTAGTTGTCATTAGTACTATTGTTTATATATGTATGAGTAATAGTATAGGACAGCTAGAAGAGATGAACAAAGAAGCTCAACAAGCTATACAAACACTACAGCTTGAGAAAGCTAACAGAGAAATGGAGTTGCAGGTATGTCAAGATACTCTCAAAGATCAGAACAAAGCCATAGAGGCTTCTAAAGTATCTCCTGAGAAGATCGAGACTACTAAAGCTAAAGTTGCAAGGAAGTACAAGAACATTAAGAAAGCTGATACAGAGCTAGAAACATATAAGGCTATTATCCGTGAAGCTGCTAAGCCTATTGATAAGTAGCCTCTTTCTACTAGGCTGTGCAGGAAAACCTGCACCAGCTTACCTCACTAAAGTTGAATACCAAAAAGTTTATACACCTGTTAAGTGCATAGATACTATGCCAGAGAAGCCAGAGTATGTAGATACTGCTGAGTCTTTTAAGGAGTTAATGGAGTATTTTTCTACAGTTGAGGATCTTCTGTATAAGTGTAGCAAGGAAGGAGATAAGAATGCAAGCAAATAAGAAGAGATTTACGTTTAAGAAAGTGAGTATATTGAGTTGTGTGGCAGTAGCCATACTAGGGATAGCATATTGGTCCTATGGGGCTTTTAATGCACATATTGCAAACAGGGAAGTAGCAATGACTCTTTGGTCAATTACTCAGGGAATAATCAATGCCATACTTAGTCCTGCGAGGGTATTAACACTATTTAAGGCATAAAGTATGGGGGAAGTACATTATCTGTTCTATGTAGTTTTGATAGGTGTATGTGGTAGTGTAACATCATTTATCAATCATAATAACACAGGGTGTAAAGCATTGTTTAAGAGGATCTTGGATGGAGTGTTTAGTGCATATATCGTATATGAGATGTCCTATCACTTCTTTCAAGACGAGAGATTTAGCTATGCTTTCTGTGGTGTAGGAGCTTGGTTTGGTAGCGAGATACTTGTATTCGTTAGGGATATAGTAGTAACTCGCTTTGGTGGAAATAACAATTCAAAGGGTTACTGATGAAGATGACGATTACTAGGTTTATGAATATAGAGGATGGAACATTAGGAGTATTTAGCTTACAGAAAGGTTCAGAGGTAGTCCTTAAAGGATACACCTTAGAGCCTGCTGGGGGAGATACAACATCTAGGGGATTAGATCGTAGAATACCAGAAGGTATGTATAAGATAGATTGGCATAATTCTCCTAAGTTTGGTAGATTTCTGCCATTAGTATGGAATAATGATGTACCTAAAGATAGATATATCCTTATACATAGTGGTAACTATCCTAAGCATACAGAAGGATGTATTCTAGTAGGCTGTGATGCTACCTATGAAGGAGTATTCAATAGTAAGCTAATGCTAGATAAGCTACTAGGCTTGCTAAGACAAGAGTCTGAGAATAGGTTAGAGATCACATCAGATTATAATAGAGATAGGTTAGATGAAGCCTACAATATTAAGAAAGGAAGAATATGCTAGATGAACTAACTAAGAAGCAAGCTCTTAGTGATTTTAAGAAAGACTTTAACTCTGCTGAGAACTCTAAGTCTCAAATTATGGAGAAGATCAGAGAGTGGAGAAATACCTACAATGGAGAACCTTATGGTAATGAAGTAGATGGTAGGTCTAAGATGATCTCTAGGGATATTAAGAAGCAATCAGAGTGGCAACAAGCTGAACTACTAGATCCCTTTGTATCTACTCCAGATATAGTTAAAGCTAACCCAGTAACCTACGAAGATGCTGAGATAGCTCCTAGAATAGAGATACTCCTAAATACACAATTCTGCCGACAATTCAATAGGTATAACTTTATGGCTAAAGCTCTAAGAGTTCTAGATGTAGAGGGAACTTGTGTTATTCGATTAGGTTGGGAGTATGAAGCTAAGGATGTTAAGGTTAGAGTTATAGATAAGAAACCTAATCCTCAATATACTCAAGCTATGTCTATTATGCAAGAGCTAATAGCTAATGGAGATCAAGAGAGAGCCTCACAGCTTCAGGAAGCGTTAAAGGGTGTTCCAGAGACCATAGATATACCTAGAATAGAAACTCAAAGGAAGGCTATTAAAAATCATCCTACGGCACAAGTTTGTAGGAATGAGGATATATTCATAGATCCTACTTGCTTAGATGATATGGATAAATGTCAATTTATAGTATATAGATTTGAGAGTGATCTAAATAGCCTTAAGAAAGCTAATATGTATGATAACTTAGAGCTACTAGAGAATAAGAGTAGCAACATAGGAAGCTATGGTAGTTATAGTAAGTCAGACAATACCTTTGAGTTTAATGATAAGTCTAGAAAGAAGTTCTTAGTTCACGAATACTGGGGTTTCTACGACATCAATGGAGATGGTATAACTGAACCTATAGTATGTACTTGGGTAGATGATGTCTGCATTAGGTTTGAAGAAAACCCTTTCCCAGATAAGGCTCTACCATTCTTAGTAGTGCCATTTATGCCAGTGCCTTTTAGAATGTATGGAGAGAGCAATGCTGAGCTACTAGGAGATATACAGAAGGTTAAGACAGCTATCTACAGAGGCTTCATAGATAATATGGCTCTTAGTAATAATGCTCAGAAAGGCATTAGAAAAGGAGCTTTAGATAGGAGAAACCTAGAGAAGTTTCTAAAGGGAGAGAACTTTGAGTTTAATGGTACTCCTAATGACTTTTATGATGGACACTTCAATGAGCTACCAGGTAGTATCTTCAATATGGTTCAGATGCTATCTAACGAAGCTGAGAGTATAACTGGTGTTAAAAGCTTCAATCAAGGTATGACCTCTAGCTCACTTGGTGGAACAGCTACAGGTGTTCAAGGAGTACTTACCAGTGCTTCTACTAGAAGGTTAAACATAGTTAGAAACATAGCTGAAAACTTAGTTAAACCTTTACTTAGAAAGTGGTTAGCATATAGTGCTGAGTTCCTAGATGAAGAGACACAGATTAGGATCACAAATGAGGAGTTTCTGTGGCTTAAGAGAGACGATCTAGGTGCTAACATAGATATAGACCTAAATATCTCTACAAGCGATGACAATCAAGCTAAGGCTCAGGAATTGGCATTCATATTACAGACTACAGCTCAAAGCTTACCATTTGACCTAACTAAACAATTATTAGTTAAGATGGCTAGTTTATATAGATTACCTGATCTAGCTAAAGCTATTAGTACCTATGAGCAACCAGAACCTCAACCAGATCCATTACAACAACAACTAATGCAACTACAAGCTGAGAACCTAGCAGCTGAAGCAGCATTGACTAGAAGCAAAGCAGTCGAGAACCAAGCTGATATGGCTCTAAAAGAAGCTAAGACAGAGAGTGAGAAAGCTAAAGCTGCTAATATTGCTAGTAGAACTGATAAGCAGGATCTAGACTATGTTCAACAATATGATCAAACTAAGAATAAGATCCAAGCTACAGAGAATGAGAAAGCTAGAAACTTTGAACTAAGTAAAGAGATGTTAAAGCTTCTACAAGGCACTAAGAGAGAATATCTCTAAAACTTATGATATACTTAAGCCGAACTCAATCATATAAGGAGAAATAGATGAACGAAGAGTTATTTGACAAACTAGAGAAAGAAGAGATGCTAACTACTAGCAACTCTTACTACGTTGAGCTATATCAAGCTCTAGATAGGCTCTATAAGAACCCAGACTTTAAGAAGGTTATCTTAGATGGGTTTCTTACAGAGAAAGTCCATAGTGCAGCTATGATGATGTCTAAACCTGGTGTCAATAGATCACTATTACTAGAAGAGATCTTAGGAGCTAATATCCTAAGAGATTACTTCAATACTATAGTGAATATGGCAGGTAGTGATCTATTAGCTGAAGAGGAGAAGTAAGATGGCATATACTGAAGAAGAATTGTTCAATATGTCTGATGAAGAGTTTAACTCTAAGTTAGACTCAATCCTCGATGAGAATAATGCAGTTGAAGCTGACGATGTTTCTCCTGAAGAAGAGTCAGCACCTAATAATGAACAAGTGTCAGAGCCAGAAAGCAACCAACAAACCGAGCAAGATAATTCATCTAATGAGTCAGCTTCAACTGAAGAGCAAACTGGCTCTGATACTCAACCAAATACAGAAATCAATAACGTAGAACAACCTTCAGAGGACTCTACAGAAGATAAGAAAACAGAAACTTCTGATGTATTTACAATACGAGCAGCTAAGCAGGATTACACTTTAACTTTAGATGAGTTAAAGAATCTAGCAAGCAAGGGTATTGACTATACTAAGAAGACTCAACAATTTAAAGAGTTCTTACCAGCTATAGAAGCTCTTAAGAACAACGGTATTAAGCCAGAGGATACTAACCTATTCATCGACATTATGAAAGGCAATAAGGAAGCTCTAAAGAGTCTTATTAAGTCTCAGAATATAGATGTTATGGATCTAGATGATACTCTGACACCTGATGAGGATAAGAAAGCTTATACTCCAACAGAGTATAGACCAGATTATGCTAAGCAGGAAATGGATGAAGTTGTAGCTAGAATTGGTAAAGAGCCAGAGTTTCAGCAAACTCTAGCTGTTGTTCAGAACCTAGATGAGCAGTCTAAAGAGTTCATTAAAGCTACTCCTAGTGCATTAGAAGATTTACAATCTGATATTAAGAATGGTATCTATCAACCTATAATGCAGAAAGCTAATAGCATAGCATTAAGAGATGGATTTACCAGACCTATCCTAGAGTATTACTCTTATGCAGCTAGAGAGTTTAACCAAGAACAACAATCACTAGCTTCTAATCAACAACAGCAAGCTAATCAAGACAATATTACTAGAGAAGCTAATAGAGCTAAGGCAAGTATTCCTAATCAAGGAAACGTAGCTAGAACAGCTATAAGTAACCCAGACAATGCCCAAGACTATATCTATAATATGTCTGATGAAGAGTTTGCTAAGTATTTAGAAACATTAAACTAAGGATATTACAATGGCAAATAGTCAATATAATAACGGTACTACTTCAACTTATGGTGCTAACCTTACTCTACACGCTTCAGATCGTGTAGGTATTATGGCAGCTAATGATCAAAGGATTTATAGACAATTCGCTTCTAAGAAGTTCACTTTACCTCAAAGAAATGGTAAGACATTTAAGACTTTCAGAAAGCAAAACATCTATGATAGACAACTAGGTACCCCAGACTTCCTAGCTAAAGGTTTCTTAACTGGTAGAGATATAGCTGATGTTACAGCAGGTCTTACAGCAGCAGGGCTACCAGAAGGTGCAGGAAGACAGAACCTAGTAGAGAACCATATAGTAGCTCTAGAAACTACAATGTCTAGATTTGGACACATGGAAGAGTACACAGATGAGATCGATCTATTCTCAGACACTCGTAAGAGCATAGATATCAAACAAGAGCTAGGAGATCTAGCTGGTAGAACTTATGAAGATCTACTTCAAAGAGATATGCTTGCTACAACTAACGTAGTATATCCATTCGCAGCTACTAGTTTAGCTACTATGGGTAATGGTCTTGTAGCTGATGGATCGTTAGATCACAACTATATGGCTTCATACGACTTCTTCAGAAGATGTGTAGCTAAGCTAAAAGCTAACAGAGCAGATAAAGTAACTGAAATGGTAGAAGCTTCTGTTAAGATAGCTACTAAGCCAGTTAATAAAGCTTACTACTGCATTATCCCATCTAATGTAGCTTGGGATATCCATAGCTTATCAAGAGCTTCTAATGATGGTAAAGTTAATGAGTTTGGCTTTATCCCAGTAGAGAAGTATGCTTCTCAGAAAGGTATAGCTGAAGGCGAGATAGGTGCTATGGGAGAGGTCAGATTTATTGAGAGTGAAGCAGCTCTAGTATATAGAGGACAAGGTGTTTCAGTACCTGCTGCTTATGTAGGTACTCTAGCTCATACTAATAATAAGTTTGATGTATTCCCAGTTCTATTCCCTACTAAAGAGTGTATAGCTACTGTAGGTCTTGCTGGTAGAGATGGTATCACATTCCACTCACAAGCTCCAGAGCAATCAGATAGAACTAACCCTTATGGCACAGTAGGCTTTGCAAGCTATAACTTCTTCTATGCTAGTATCATACTAAAAGAAGAAGGTTTGCTAAAAGGTCTATTACTAGCATCTAACGTTTGATAACAGATAAAGGAGAAACATCACAATGGCAGTAAATAAAGAGAAACTAGAAGCAGCAGCAGAGATTGAAGCTAAAAGAGAAGAAGAAGCTAATAGTCCAGAACCTACTACAGAACAAGTACAAGGAGCAGTATTGACTGCTCCAAAGGTATCTATGCCTGTCGTTAAGAACTTAGCTCTAAAGATGAAGCAAGATGCTCTAAAGAAGTTTAAAGTAACTGTTGTAAATCAAGACCCTAAAGAAGCTTCAGCTCTTAAGAGTGTCTATGTATCAGTAGCTAATCAGTTCTTATCTAAAGCTTATGTGTTACCATTCAACGTACCTATCAATGGTGTAGAGCAATGCATCATAGATGCTCTAAAAGAAGTAGTCTTCTATCAGATTATCACTGATAAGGATAACTCAGGCAATACTGTATTCAATACTAGAGCTGTTAAGAAATATGCTCTTACTATTGAACCACTAGAAGCAGAAGAGTAAGATATGGCTACTAAATGCTTAGATTGCACAGATATTACTAGCACTCTTAGAGCATTCGATTATGATCTTAATCTACCTAACGAGGATAAGCTAAAGCTTAACCTCGATGTTAAAGATCTCACTGAAGGATCTGTTGTAGCTATTACTAGAGATAATAGACAACTACTAGAATGGAGAGGAGAGAAGATCTTAGATAAACTCTTAGAAGTTATGTCTGAGAACCTTAGAACTCAATATGATAGTGGTAGATTGCAAGGTAAAGAGTATGCTGATGTGTATGCTCAGTCTATAGTATCTGTAATAGCTCAATCAGTCCAATTCGCTACTACTAAAGCTCAACTAGAGATACAACTCAAATCTCAATGGGAGATTGAACTAGCTAAGATCAAACTTCAACTAAAACAACTAGAGTTTCAGATAATGGCTCAGATAGCTGAGTTAAAGATCAAGTGTTGTAAGACACAAGCTGAGATCAGACAAACTAATAGTCAAGCTAGGGTATTAGATAGACAGCTAATGGGATTTGATGACAATATGTATATCAAGCTACTAGAGTATCAGATGAATGCATTTTCACTTATATACTCATCAGGTATGCTAGATGATGCTTCATTACCTGCTCCGCTTAACGTTAATGAGATGGGTAATCTTTATAAGCTCTATAAAGACAGAATTGCAGAAACTCTACCTGTATTATTACAGAAAGAGTCAGCTAACCCTCAAGATACTCTATATCTCTCATAGGCTATCAAAATGGGATTATTCACTAAGAAGAAGAAAGTTACTGAGAGGAAGTGGGATTACCTTAATGGTGCTTCCTCTTGGTATGATAAGTTTAAAGTCAGTAAGTTCTCCAGTAAGAAGAAACTATCTGGAGAGATCATATTCTCTAAAGGTATTGTTCAAGGTAAGTCTAAGGGTAACAGAAATACTGATCTAATGGCTCAAATCATTGCTCAATCTAATAACACTCACGAGATGCCTTACACTCATAGAAAGCTACCAGGATTAACTTCTAGTTTAGGTTACTTCAGTGAAGTAACGTTCTCTAAAGAGAAGTTTCTACAAGATAATCCTAGTATCTTAACTATTACTAAAGAACCAGAATTAGGAGATCAGAAGCTATTTACAGAGTATATGCTTAGTGTCTTAGTTAAAGAATACTCGTTAGATACTAAGCAAGCTATCCTAGATGAATATGTCTGTAGCTTTGAAGGTTCTTTAACGCTGCTAAAAATAGTAGATGATCATAAGACATTACCTCTACCTAATACTACAGGTAAGATATATGTTTATAATACTACTACAAACACTAAAGAACTATCAGGATATACAGATGAAGCTAATGCTACAGTTACCATTCACTATGGCACTACAACTAAGCAAGCAAGATCTACTAACCATATCTTTACACTAGATATATCTGATACTCCCCTAAAAGAGAATGAAACAGTTACAGTGTCATATACTGAGAGAGTAACTCCTCCAGCTATACCTCACTCATATAGCTATACTAGCTTACCTACTATAGCTAGAAGAGCCATAGGTACTGTATATCCTATAGCTGTTTCTGGATATACATTTAGGTCAGAAAGAGAGATTAAAGAGACTTACAGAGATAAGTTCTATAAGCTACTAAGAGATACATACCACATAGATCCTGATGATCCTTCTATTGAGTTATCTGAAGCTGATATGTCCTTTGTTCAGATTACTAAACGTTCTCCTGATCCAACAGAGATGGCATCTATGACTGATGAAGAGAAGCAAGAGTATCTTGATGATATAGCTAAGGATAACAAAGACTACGTCTATAAAGAAGGCTATCAACAATATAGGATATTAGCTGCATATACGTGGAAAGGTCATACAGAAACTAAGACTATCTCTGGAGAAGAGAAAGTAGTACCTAAGTATGAAACTCTTGAAATCATAGATCATATACCTTCAATGCAAGCTAAATATGATGAGCTAGGAGATATAGCTAACTACTACTTCTTAGAAGCTATGACTAAAGACAATCATCGTAAGATTATCCCTATTAAGGATATAATGTCTTATTCTCTTAATGGTCAAACTAGGATAGCTTACTCAACAGCTAAGATACCTATATGGCATAACTATGGTAAATACTGGGATCTAACTCTTATCCATACAGCTAGAAAGAATAAGCACTACAGAAGAACTCCTAGAAACTATCAGAAGAAGCTATATGAGACATTTAGAAGTATGGATATGGGTAAAGCTTCAGTAGATTACCTAGACATATTTCACTGCTTTAACTTAGCTCCTTATCTACTATTGGAAACTAGACATCATAGAGCCTATCAGAAGTATGCAGAGACCTTTACTAAGTTCTTTGATAAGGTATTCAAATGCTATGGTCAAGACACTTTTGTAACTAGACACATTGGTGTTCCTATGACAGATAAGCAATCAGGTTTATATAGACTTAGAGGATTAAAGACCATAGTTAAATCTGATAAAGTACCTAAGCCATATACTTTCGTAGGTAGTCATCCAGCATTAGGTTCTAATCTAGTTCTATATACCTATATACCTAACTATAGTGTAGAAGAAGACCTATCAGGCAAGAGAAAGATATTAAGCTATACCCTATATGCTTTAGATATCTCTTATTGGTATGGTCAGCAATTTGTATCTGTAGCTAATATACCTCACGTTAATGTAGATAATATAGACGTTGTAGAACCTCCAACATATACAGACTCAAACTACGACTCAGATAGTATGAATGAAGCTAGAGAGACAGCTATAGCTATTCGTAAGCAGATGTTCGTAGATAGTAGATATTACTATGATATGCAGAAGAACATATCAGCTTACTATCAACACGAGAAGTTTGTTCAGAATGTATCTGCTTGGGATTTATCTGATATGTTTAAAGCCCCTTCTGGATCTTCTCAGGCGTTTATGTCTTCAGCAGGTACTAGACCATCAGATGGCTATGCTTTTGTCATACAGCCTATTAAGAATGCTCCTACGACTGAATATATACACAATAGATTTGGAGAGCTAAATAGTGTTAGAATAGACCCTATTCGTAGTCAAGATACTAGCCCTACTAAGTTCTTTTGGAGTAATCAAGACTCTCTATCTTGGCAGTATAGAGCTGACTTATCTAACCTAGAGAAGACTAAGCAGTATAACCTATCTCAATTCACTGAAGCTAGAAAGAGTAAGAATATTAAATGGGTAGCTAATGGTAATGACCTAACTGAAGCAGAGAAAGACTCTTTAGAGAATACCTTTAGAAATGCTCCAGTAGTAGCTTCTGCTAAGATATTACCTTCTAGAGATGGTTCTTGGTACTATGAAGGAGAAATATCTTGGAGAGATCGTAAAAGAGCTGTAGCTATCCCTACTCCTAAAGATATACAAACAGCATTAAGATATAGACCATTAGTTATCGTTAAGACTCACGAAGTACCAGTAGATCCTTCTAAGGTACTCATAACAGCTAATGGTATTACTATAGATGTACCTAACTTCCCAGAAGATAGGTTTGAAGATACTTTATGGATCAGAGAAGCTAGCTATAAATATGCTGGATCACCTACTAGCTGGAGCAGAATTGATAGACGTTCTTATGGGTGGATATCTGAGAGTACTACTGTTTATGAAGGTATACTAATCTACAATATGTATATCCCAGTAGCTAATGGTCAGATATATCGCTCTTGGGTTAAAGATGATGCCTTTAGTACCACTATAAAGACAACGCCTAGTAATACTCCTAGACTACCTTTAAAGATGTGGTATCAAACACCTGTATATGTTCAGAATGTTATAGTCCCTAGTACCTTGTTCTATGCTATGAAGTATCACTATACTATTAAGAAATCTAACTTCTTAGGTAAGATATTTGGATTTGTCTTAGTAATCATTGGTGTAGTCTTAGCCGTATTTCAACAATACTGGGCTGCTGCTCCATTGATAGCTGCTGGTGTTACTATGATAGGAGCTGTTTATGGTATCCCTTGGCTACAATTCATAGGTATGGTAGCTGGTATTATCATTAGTGTTGTAGCACCATTCTATGCCCCTGTAACCTCTGCTGGAGCTACGATAGCTTCTGCTTATGGCACTACAGCTGCCGTAGCTGTATCAACTGCATCATTAGCTGCTGGAGCTTATCAGATAGCTACATTTTCAAAGAACCAGAAGGCTATTAAAGCCGCCAAGAGCGAAGCTGAAGAGAAAGCTAGACAGCAAGATAGAGAAGCTGCTGAAGCTAAAGAGAAGTATGCTAAGGATCTAGAGAAGATAACTCTAGAAGAGTTCAATATAAATACAGCATTCGATGATCAAATGGATCTGTTCTATTGGATATGTTACGGTGGATTATTGTATGATAGTAGATCACAAGAGATGTTAAACTATAACACTGAGATAGCTAAGGCTGATAATTCTCAGTTCGATAGATTTACATCCCCTAAAGTTAAATAAAGGAGTTTATATGTTTTTCTCATCATTTGGTAGCTTAGCACCTAGTATGATGCCTGCTGCTCAGTTAGGTTCTCAAATAGGTTCTCAAGTATTACAACAAGGAGCTACACCAGCTCTTAGTAATTTTCTTAATCAAGGTCTTATGGAAGTAGCTAAGAATGCTGGACAGAGTGTAGCAGGTCAATTAGGTACTCAAGTAGGTAATCTACTAGCTAATCAAACAGGTACTCAAGCCTTATCTCCATTAGCTAGAATTACTCAAGCTAGTCAGCAAGTACTAGGTAATGCTCTAAGCAACAATGCTAATACAGCTACACAAGGTATTATGTCTAAAGCTTGGGATTGGCTAACTAAACCAACTACACAAGGATATTCTACTAAGATAGGTGTAGATCAGTTTGGTAATCAAGTAATAACTCAAGTACCTATCGAAGGTACTAGCAGATTAGGTACATTTATGAATGCAGCTACTACAGCAGGAGATTTACTAACTAAGTATCAACAATACAAAGATAGTAAGAGAAACAATGAGTTAGCTTATCAGAGCAATAAATACGGCTTTGATAGAACTAAGACAGAAAATGCTAGGTTAGATAGACAAAGAGCTAACATAACTTCATCATATCAAAATGGTGCAGTAATATAAGGAGCTAGTATGATAACTATTCAAAGAGTAGATGCTACTATGCCTCAGAAGATAGCTAGAGATAATCTAGCTACTGCTTTAAATGATGAGATAGCTCAATACTACCAAACAGAGATAGCTAGAAATCAAGATCAAAGACAAGCTAATCTAGAACCTTATCTACTAGAGCAAGCTAATTTAAACAATCAGAAGTCTGCTATAGATGTCTTTAATAATGCTGATATGCTGAATGCTAGAAAGAACTTAGATCAAGCTATAGCTAATGGATATGTACCTACTACAGAGAATATCCTTAATAATTCTCAAGGTTTCAATACTCTTCAACAGAAGTTAGTAAATGAGCTTTATGGAGATACTCTGAAAAATCAAGAGAAGAGTATAGAGAATGCTATGAGTCAAGCTTCAATGGATAGGTATAATGAGCAAATCCAGTATATGAGAGACAAATATGGAGTAACTCCAGTTCAAGCTGATGTAGATTTCCTTATGAAGAACAGAAATACACCAAACGTAAATACAAGCATTTCTGTGGCTTCTAATCAACGATCGTCTGCTGGTGGTAGTAATTATGCTCCTACACCTTCAAATGGCTCTAATGCCCCTGTAATTGATCCTAATGAGGTAATATATGATAGAGTTACTGGACAACCTTTAGCTAAAGGAGTAACTAACTTTAATCCGTTTGCTTCTGATACTATCGATGATAACACTCAGAAAGGCTTTAGTAACCTAATGGACACTCAAACTAAGTTAGGTAACATCAAGCAAGTATCTCCAGATACAGCAGGAGCATTAGCTGTCTATACTACACTAGATGGTAGTACCTTAGTAGCTAATACCTCAGATGTATCAGCTATGGATAAGCTAGAAGCTATGCAAGAAGCTGATGAGGCTAAGCTAGTTGATAAATCTTTACCAGAGAGTGTTAGAGCTTCTTATGCTAAGCAAACAGATAATAAGGTATTCTACATATCTCCAGAGTCTAAGCAAGCTCTTATGAGTGCTAATAACAGAGATGTCTATGATGTGAATAAAGATGGAGATTTACTACTAACTAAGAATATGTCTAATAGTAAAGGGTTTAACTCTGTTAATCCTAATGGTATGTCGGCTAAAGATATGTATCAGAATACCAGCAAAATAACTACTATGCAATATGATCCAAATATAAAGCCTGATATTAATGATAGAACTCTTAAAGCTGAAGTATCTGCTCTTGTTAAACCTTTCACTGAAGGTCTAACAACATTTATGGCTATGCCTGAATTAGATAAAGATACTAAAGCTACTATGAACAAGGTCTTAGCTACTGCTGATGGCTCTGCTAGGGTTAATGAGTTCTTCAATCAGTATGGAGCTAATGTTCTTAGAAATGCTGATAAAGATACTATAGAAGATATTGTTAGCTACTTTGAGAGTGGAGAAGGTGCTGGTACTAAGTTCAACAATGCTATGAAGAAGTTACTAAGAAGAGATACTACTGAAGATACTAATTATATGTTAGCTAGACTAGAAGCTAGGAAAGAGTTAGCTAGTGATAGATCTCAAGCTATGAAACTAGCTACACAATACAGAGCTTCATTAGATCCTAAGTCTGAAGAATATAGACAGATTACAACCTTTATGGAAGACCTAAAGAGTGGTAAAGCTAAGCTACCAGCTTATAATGGGGATATACTCAATGGTAATCCTAATATGGGAGATAGAGCTAAACAATTCACTTACATAGCAACTGATAAAGATGGCAAGTATCAATCATATATGGGTAAAGACATCAATGGTAAGATACCTGTATCTGGTCTAGAGATTAATCCTCTATTTGATAAGCTAGTAGATTTCTACTCTAAACAACGTATGTATAACAAAAGTAATAAGAATTATGTTCTACCTGATAGGAAGAAACCTACTTCTAGAGAGTACTATCCAACAGAGCAAGATATGTTTGATGCTTTAGTAACAGACTAAGACATTAATTTATTTTCTTAAGCAACTTTTTATGTAATTTTATATTCGCTTAAGTTTCTTTATAGTGGTGTAAATGTATAATCCAGACAAATACTCCACTATAAGGAACTAATATGGCAGACAATAAGAACCCTTTACTAGCTAAAGGTCTTAAAGAAGTTTATCCCTCAGATAACTTATCAGGTGTCAATAATGAGTTAGCTACTCTAGCTGACCAATATGACAATAACTTTGTTAATAACTTACCTCAAGGACAACAACAAGCTCTTAACTCTATACCTAACATAGGCAATGCTATCTCTAAAGTGCAAGAGAAAGCTACTAAGACATCTCAAGACTATCAAGCTAAGATGCAAGGTATAGACCCTTATGGATCAATGACTAATAAGATAGCTTCATTAGAAGCTGTAGATCAAGCTTCAGCACAGCAAGAAGCTATGCTAGTTGCACAACGTGCTATGCTAGAAAGAGGTAATCAAGCAGATGACCTAAACTATCAGAATGATCTAAACTCTTTAGCAGTTCAGAAGCTACAGCTTCAGAATGCTCTTACTGGTAAAGCTATAGGTATTGATCCTAAAGAGGGTCTTCATAGGATTAAGAACTATCAATCTAGTATGACTAAAGATATTGAAGAGGCTCAGAGAACTAATGAGATACAAGCTAGAATGTCATTGCTAGAAGGCAAAGCTCAAGAGTTAGGTATGAGATATGGTCAGCAAAAGGCTAACAATGCTCTTAATATGCTAAAGCAAGAGATGGCTGAAGATAACCTAATGAAGAGTAAAGCTGAAGCTTCAGAACAGCTCTACAATGCTCTATTACAGCAATCATCAGATGATAGATACAAAGGACTAATAGATAATCAAGCTACAGTTGATCTAAGTAAGAAACCTATAGAAACCGATTTCTTACCATCAGTGTATCACGGCTTTGTAGATAGTCTAGCAGATGTTCCTAAAGGCTTAGGAGCTATTACTAATGCTATTACTCTATCGCCTGAAGAGAAACAACAAAGACTAGAAGCTCTTAAGAACTTAACTCCAGAGAATGCTCCAACTAACTGGTTAGGAGATAATCTAATCAAGCTAGGTAACAGAATGTCAGATAGCGATATAGACTACCAGAACAAGTATAACCTAGATAATATGCTACTAGATGCAGACTCAGCTAAAGGAGCTATAAATACAGCTTTAGGCATTGGTAAGAATGCAGCAGGCATAGTAGCAGATACATTAGTTTCAGCAGCTCCAGAAATACTTACTACAGCTATATCGACAGGTACTATCCCTACAGCTCTAAGAACAGCTAAGATAGCAGCTAGAGCAGGACAGATAGCTGAAGATGTAGGAGCTGGATTAGCTAAAGTAGCTGGTGCTGGTGTTAAGTTTGAGAAACCTATAGCTCAAGGATTATCAGCAGCTACTGGCGAAGCTACAACAGCTACTAAATTTACCAAGTTTAGCCCAGAAGTATTTAAAACTAATCTATCAGGATATGTCTCAGAAGATGTAGCTAAGAAAGTAGCAGGTAAGTTAGGAGCTAATGCTACACCTAGTATGGCAGGTAAAGCTCTAAGAGAAACACTAACTAAAGCAGAGAAGTTAGAACTAGCTAAAGTATCTTGGGTTAAAGATAGTGCTAAATTGTTTGGGGGTATTACTGGCTTATCAGCTGAAGTAACTCAGAAGATGCACAATGCTCAGATAGATCGTATGAAGCGACAAGGTATAGATCCAGATAAGCTAGGATACTTAGTATCTCTTAATAAGAATGATATTATCCCAGCTATGGCATATACAGCTCTAAACTTAGTTGAGTTCGGAACATTGTTCAAACCGCTACTAGGTGGTAAAGCAACTAGAGAGCTAGTATCAGCAGCTAAGGAGAAAAGTCTTCCTAAGTTCTTTGATACCTTAAAAGAAGTAGGTAAATCTATAGTAGGAGATAAAGGAGTTACACTAGGTGCAGCAGCCATAGGAGCTTTGAAGCTAGGTGGTAACGCAGCTACTGAAGGAGCTACAGAGTTTGCTCAAACAGTTACTGAAGCTATGATGAGAGATAATGATTTAAAAGGCTCATTAGGGGATTATTATGATGCTGTTAGAAATGTTTTAGCTAACCCTAAGAGTTATAAAGAAGTTAAAGAAGCAGCTATAACTGGAGCAATAGCTGGAGCAGGTACTCATGTAACTGGACAGATAGCTCCTAGCGTAGCTAGAGAAAGTTTATCTAAGGTAGCTTCATTAGCTGGTAAAGGTGTGAATAAGATATCAGAGTATGTTACAGCTAATAAAGTCCAAGCTCAAGAGAATATTAACAATGTATCTAACCTAAATGCTAAGGTAGAGAATAAGAAAGATGTATCTCTTAAAGAGCTATATCAAGTAGCTGTTAGTCCTAAAGCTAAAGAAGCCTTCTTAAATGAGCCAGATACAGATAATAATAAAGAGTATAAGAGCATAGTTGAAGATCTAGCAAATATTGACCCTAATGCAGATACTAAGGCATTAGCTGAAAAGTTAGCTACTAAGTATCCTAAATATACACAAGAACAATTAGCAGACATTATTCACATTAGTAAGAATAAGGATACTAAATATTCAGAAGCTGATATATCTAAGTTATCCCAAGCTACGCAAGATACTATAAACCAAATAGCTGAAGAGGACTACAATAATTCTAAAGTTAAAGCTATGCTTCAGAATAAAAAGTATGAAGATCTTACTTTAGGAGAAAGGTATACTATAGCCCCTAGTAAGCCTGTAGAGCAACGATCGACTGAAAGTAAGCCAGATGTAAGGGTAACAAAAGATCATCGCTTAGCGACTTCGCTAGAGGGTGTAAAAGACAATACTAATGAAGCTAATACTTATGTAGCTCCAGTAGAAGTTGAGACAGGTAATATAAAAAAGGTTACTTCAGATGATGTCGATAGCTTCAATAGGGTATTCTCCGAGAAGAACTTAACGGATACTAAGGGTAACTATAAGAATGAGAAGGATGTTAGAAAGGCTTATAGATCATTCGTTACTACTCTAGCTATAGCAGTGGCTACTGATACTACTAAAGCCTCTAGTATCAAAGACACTTACATAGGTGGATTAGTTAATAAGATACGCCAAGACATTCTCTTAGCAAAAGATCCAGTAGATGCTTATAAATCTCTAGACGAGAATAGCATAGAGAGAAAGCTAGTAGATCTAATCCTAGAAGATGTTAATAGTCAAAGTAGAACAACTACAGATGATGGTGTTGAACACGTAAATATAATATCTCCATTAGTAGATATGCTTACTAGCTCAGATATTGAGAAACCTGAAGATAAAGAGATAGATACTGAGAAACTAGGTACTCAAGGAGTAGCTACTTCTAGTGAAGGTATAGCTAGAAGTGCTATTGATGGGTTAGAGAAACTATTTGATAGTGCTTATGGAGGAGATAAGAAAACTCGTAAGTTAAAAAACATCAATAAGATGACAGCTTTAGGTGTAACAGCTTCTAAGGCTTCTGAAGCTATCAAGAAGTTTAAGTATGTTATAGCTCTCAGAGAAGCTGCTAAAGATACTGTTAATGCTATAGATACTAAGGATATTAAAGTTCCTATCATAAGTACAGAGTCTTTAGTATCTAAAGTCCTAGAAGCTCAGCAAGAGGTACAGATAAGTCAGAAACAGACTCAGAGTAAATTAGATGTAGTTAATAAATTCTTTGGCAAAGAAGGTGTAGAGATAGCCACTGCTTTAAAAGCCTTTGGAGCTAAGCTAGGAGAGAATACTAGCATAGAGAGCTATATACACCCTGCAGGTAAGGTTAATGGTCTAAGTACTCCTGCTCTAGTTATCAAGATAGATCAACATACTGGAGAAACTTATTTAGTACCTGGAGATACGCAAATTAAAGATATTTCAGGATATAACCAACTAAATGGTAGAGATAGGTATCTTCTCTATATACCAGTTAAAACTACAGGTAAGCAAATCTATACCTTAGCTAATACAACTTTTGTAGTGAGTGATAGTGCAGATGCTACTGGCAGTATCTCTTTAGTAGATAATCTTAAGAAAGAAGTTAAAGAGCTAGATGAAGCTTCTAAAAATTTACAGGACTATGTAAATGCAGGATTACCACAGATAAAGAGATACCTAGACGAGACTACTCTTAAACTTCAAGACAAACTAAATCAGAGCTTAGTTACTATGATAAACGGAGTAAAGAAACTATCTGATACAAGTGTTAGAGAAAGTATTAAAGATACTCTAGGTAGGCTTAATAGAGTTAATAAGGATGTTCGTAAGCTAGAACTCTATATAGAGCGTATTAAGAAGGATAAAGATTACTTTGGAGATGTTGATAATACTGTCAAAGTAGAAGGTTCTGAAGTATCTCTTAGTGCAGTATCGTTAGTTAAAGCAAAAGATTTACTATCTTCTTTACTAGCTGAAAGAGATACTATGCTCTACAATATGCAGATATTCTTTAATGGTCAGAAAGATGCTTCAGATATTATTGCTCTAGTAGGTTTATGGAATGCTAATAAGCTAGATAAGAACTTCCTAAATCCTTATATGGATGACTCTTTAACAGCTAAAGCTAAATCTTTAATCAGAAGTATAGCTAACTTCTTTACTGGAGCAGATGCTGCTATTAGGAAGTTTAAGGTTCTATTAAAACAAGTCAATGCTACTAGAAATGAGAAAGATCAAATAACTATAAATGATATAGAACGTCTATCTAAGATAGTTATAGATACTAAGAAGAATTTAACCAATCAAGAGAGATATGAGGTAGCGGATACAGCTTTCAGAATTATAGGGGTACTCTCTACTCAATCAGAGAGAAGATATGGCTTTGGGGAAGAGAATAACTTACTTAGTGAGTTATTACCTAGTGCAGATGTTATAGCTGTCAATAGAGATACAGTAAATCTTTCTAATAATCTAATAGGTGGATATTACCTACCTAATGCTCAAAGACTATCTAGCTATGCCATATTTGACAAAAACTTTGATCTTAATAATTACAATGTAGCTAAAGCTTTTGAGTTTGAAGATTTTAAAAATGCTATTAAGACAGCTATCTCTGACAATGCCTTTACTCTAGATCATAATGACTTATTTACAGATCTATTTAAAATTGAGAAAGTTAGTAATACTATAGACAATACTAATTCTACTAAAGATAAAGCAATGGATCTTAAAGAAGCTGTAACTAGAAGTATGTTTATGTCTATTATGGGTATGCTAGCTAGTGAGAAACTAATAGCTCCATTAGCTAAGATAAGCTCTAATCTAGCAAATACTGAAGAAAATCAACAAGTAACTTCTACATATCAAGCTACTATTATAGTCAATGATCTTCTTAGAAACTTTGGATTAGTAGAAGACAATCCTCATAGAACTGCTGGACAAATGGCAGAAGTTACAGAGCAGTTAAAGAATATGTTTCAAAAGATACTGAAAGACTCTTTTGCTAAAACATCTTTTAAAAACGTAGTAGCTATAGATCCTAAGACTAATGTAATCAAACTCTTAGATAAAACATACCTACCTACTATTCAAAAACAAGCTAAAGCCTTCACTGATAGAGGATATATAGCACCTAAAGAAGTAGCTGCTAAAGAACAACTATCAGACGTATTAAAGGATTTAAGACTATCTCAGAAAGGTAATAAGTTGTCAACAGAAACTGATCCTAGAGTTAGAGATGGTATCATAGCTCAAACATTAACCCCACTAGAATACAACCTTACCAAGATGAATGCTATGGTAGCTCACTTATCTAAGAACGGTAAGAACCTAGCTTCTGAAGTAGTATCTATGCTTAATCCAATTACGACTTCTTCAGACATTTACTCTACAGGTAAAATAACTATAAGTGAGAGCCTATGGAATACTCAAGTTAAACCTATAGTTACTCAAGCTGCTGTATTGTTAGGAGCTGATATAAACCAATACGTAGAAGAGTTTAAAAATGAGGCTATAAAGATAGATGATAAACTCAAAGACAATCCAGCTGCTGAAGCTCTACTAGCTTCTACGGATATACCTTTATTTAATAATAAGATCCAATCATTTATTGAGGTTATTCAAGAGAGTAAATCTGATAGAGGTAAAGGTACTCAGTTCTATTACAATGTCTTTGCTGGACCTAATGACAGAACTACTATAGACGGAACAGGACATCAACAATCTAATAAGAATATCAGACATCTTATTAAGAAGGTAAGAGATCCTAAGAGAGCTAAAGAATTATTCGACAAAGAGTTTGAGACATATATCTATAATGGCAAAGACCTAGAAGAAGCTAAGAAGAAATCTACTCAATCTCTGTTACTAGCTCTAGGAACTAATCTAGATCTTATCGACTATACTAAGATAGCTAATGGAGAATATAGGGAAGAGATAGCTAAGCTACATCAAGAGTATGCAGATAAGATGCTAGGGATGTCTTCTCTAGAAGATAAGAAAGCTTTACTAAAAGAGAAACAAGAGAAGATACAAGCTATCCTTTTAAAAGATCAGTTAGCTTATGAAGAGTTCGTAAGTGCTACATTAGACCTTGAGAATGGAGAGTTAGCTAAGATTGCTTTCACTATGTTAGAGAATACTACTCATTTAGCTACTTTAGACGAGAAGTTATCCCATCTAAGAGAAGTTATGCCTGAGTTTAAGAATATACCTACATATAACCTTCTAGATGCTTTAGAGGCTATACAAGGCTTAAACACTATTAGCCTTAGTACTACTATACCTGAAGTAAGAGATGCTCTCTATGATAGCTTATATGCTCTAGAAACACTAGAGACAGATGGACAGACATTCGGACCTGCATCTATCAATATCCTTAACTTCGTAGAAAGAGCTTCTAGAAAGTTAGCCTTAGCAGGAAACCTATCAATATCTGAAGATCCGTTAATGTATATGGATGATGACAACTATAACTTCACAGCTCAGATGTTATTTTCAGAATGGTTTAGACCTATCTTAGGTATGTCTTTAAGAGATATAGTGGTAGAACAAGGCTTATCTGAAAAGCTAGATAATGCAGAAGGATTAGCTAAAGTAATAGTAGCTAAAGAAGCTCTAATCAATGAGCTAATGAATAACGTTAAAGAGTATGAGACTGATCCACAAAAACAACTATCTTATAGAAATTTATTAGACCTAGTAGTATCTGAAGCTATATTCAAGTTTAAACAGCCTGAAGCTGAATTATCTGATATGCTGGGCAAGTCTATGATGGATACTCTTAATGCCCGAATTAAGTTCATTAGAGCATTATCTAAACCTATCCTACAGCTTAGTGGATATGGTTCTGGAGTTAAGAATAATACTAAAGGCTTTTTAAACTCTTTCTTTATGAAGAACATACCAGCAATGTATGCTAAGGCAACTTCACTAACTTTAACTAATGCAGAGAAAGAGAGTAAAGTCAATCTCTTTAATCCAGACAATACTTTAGCCAATAAGAAATTAGCAAGTATATTGACACCTTCTGAAGTAGCTTCCTTAAGGATACTAGGAGTTAGAAATCTAGAAGATTTACATAACCTTATCACTCAGAAAGAGAATGAAGAGTTAGACTTCACTAACCTAGATACTGCTTCTTCTAATGCAGCTGATACCCTAATAGGAGTAGTTACACAAGCTTTACAGAGAGTATCTCCATTCCAAGCTCAAAGAACTACCTTAGTTATGAGAGTTCTTAATGATCACATAAGACACTTAGCTGTAGAGATTAATAAGAAGTTAGGTGGTAATAGAGTTACTTATGTAGAAGGTAAGTCTGAGAAAGCTGGTAGTATTGATTATACTGACGTAAGTGAGAAAGATTTTCTTGAAGCTGTTAAAGCTGTTCAGAAAGAAAATAGCACATTAGTGGGTATCCTTATGTCAGCTGAAAATGGTTCTATTACTAACTTCGTTAGAAGAACTACAGAAGCTGTTGAAGAGAAGTCTTCTAATAATACGCCAGTAGGAACTAGATCTAAAAAGACTAGAGTATATTTTAGCCCTGTAGACCTATCATTAGTTACTAACTTTGGTCAGTCTATGGATGCTAAGGTTCAAGGTATAGTTCAATCTAAGTTAGCTGAAATGGGTATATTCGTAGGACTTAACAACTTCGATGCTTTTACTACATCAGCCCCATTTATCAGATTAGTATCTCAGTTAGCTAATGAAGCCTTTGCTGAGCTTATTATGGACGATAAGGCTAATCTAGGTAAGACTATGCTAGAAGCAGCTATAAAAAATGAGAAAGAGTGGATTGCTACTGAGAAAAACCCAGAAGTTAGAAATGCTTTAGCTGCTACGATAGCTCAAACAGAGAGCTATCTATTAGGCTTAGAAGTAGCTAAGGATTTAAGAATTGTTAATGGTGTTCAAGTAGATAACTTCGGAGGTAACTATAGGCTAGATATGAATAGAAATCCAGCTACTGAAGTTATAATTAAACCCGACCCTAACTCTAAAGAATACAAGGAAGCTGTAGCTAGGTTATATCCTATCGATGGTTCTAGTACTCAGAAAGCTATGGAGTTCTATACTACTTTAGTTCCTACTCTAGAGTGGCTAAACGCTTATAGTGATCTTTATTATAATCCTAGATCAGTAGTTCATCTAATCAAAGAGCTACTAAAGAAACAAGCACAGTTAGGAGAGAGATACATCAATGCAGATATACTAGAAAGCACTAATAAAGCTCTAGAAATAGTAGAAGAATTCTTGACAAAGAACTCTGACTTTAAAGATGCTCAAGAGTTCTATAAGTATGTAGCTAGTAAATTGCCTTACCAGCACTTTAAGGCTTTTGAGAAGCTACAAGATACCTTCTATACTAAGAACCCTACTCAAAGGATCACATTAGCTAAAGAAGAGTTTAGAAATAATCCTGCTCTTAGAGCTGCAGAGTATGGTAGATATTTTGCACAAAAACAGAATAGCTTAGTTACTAATAGTATGATTGCAGTAGAGAAGAAGGTAGTTAATCCTTCAATTCAAAGTAATCTATATACTACTAACCTAAACAGAGCTAGAAATGACGAGTTAGCTATTCATCAGCTAGATTACTCTACAGAAAGTGGATATACACTAGACGGATTTCCTATCAATGATACAGATAACTTACCTATATTAGATGGAGAGGTTTATTCCGTAACTCCTACTGCTTATAAGCAGTTAAAGGACGAAGCTTCTGAAGCTCCTATTAAACAGATACTAGCTGATCTCTCTAAGATTAGAGGTATCCAAGCTAATAACATAGTTATAGACCCTACCAAGAGTTATAAGAAAGAGATAGAAGCTAAGGCTACTAATAATGGAGAGATCTCTTCTACTTCTCTAAAGAAGGTCTTAAAAGATAATCTACTAGGTAAGCTATCTAGCAATAGCTTTAAAGATATTCTAGAAGCCCTACACTTAGCTTCTTATCTTAAAGCTAATCCTAGCCTATTCGGAGATAGCTTTGTATCTGCAGTAAATAATGTCCTAACAGAGATAAATTCTGAATTATCTGATCCATATAATTCTTTCTTATTACCTGACAGCACTACTAAGAAAAGTGTTATAGCTGAAGAAAACAGACAGGATGCTAATACCTTATTGACATACCTACAAGAGCATATAGTTCCAGATACTATGTTTAGAGGTTATAGCCAAATAGATGAGTCTTTAGGAAACGATATATCTATTACTGACTTTACTGAAACGTTAAATGATACTATCCCAGAAGAAGCTACTAATACTGAAGGTACAGATGTATCTGATCTTAAAGTACATACTCAATCAGCAGATACTACTGAAGAGAATGTCAGAAAAGACCTCTACAAAGAGATAACCTTAGAGAATAGTTTTGAGAGCTTAGTAGATACCTTTAATGAGCTATCAGACCTTAGTAGATTAGATGCTGAGCATAAGAGTATGTATGTAGCTTTACTCAATAGGTTCTTTACTAAAACTAATGGGGATAGGTTCTTTAGAGATGGTTTAGAGATTAGAGTCTATAACTCTACTGGAGAAGCTTCTGGTAACTTCGATCCTAGAACTAATAAGATAGAGATATTCTTAGGAGATCAAAGAACTAGCATAGGATTATCTCCAGCTGAAGCCTATATGCACGAATTAATCCACGCAGTAACAGAGTATGCAATTCAGTCAGAAGAACCTGAAGCAGTAGCCATAGTCAAGAATGCTGAAGCTATTAGATCTCAGCTTATGAGATACTATAACTCTAATCAAGCTAAGCTAGACCTAGCTAATAGATTAGGATTTACAGGTACTGATAGTCATAAGATAGATAGTATTTCTAGGATATACATTGACTATATGAATGGTAGTATCAGTGAGTTTATAGCCATAGCTATGACTAATAAAGAAGTTCAGAATGATCTAGCTAAGCTAAAGCATAAAGAAGCTAGAGGTTTCATTGAGAGATTAGTAAGGTTCTTTAGTAGATTACTCAATGCTTTAACTAATACTCCACAAGAGATAGACTTAGAGCATAACTCTGGTAGCCAAGCTGTATATCAACTAGCTGTAAGACTAGCTAACAATAACAATCAGTTACAAAGTGTCTATAAGGATTTGAAGTATCAAAGTACTTTACAGAAGTGGCTAAGTGCAGCTGATAGTTTAACTAATAGGACAGTATCTCAATGGATTAAGAATGAAGCTACTAAGCTAGAAGCAGGTAACCCAGCTAAGAATATCTACTCATTAGTTAAGTATCTAATGTTTGCTCCTAAAAATTCAGTCATAGCTCATAAGGCTATGAAGTTATTAGTTAATGACTTTGATTTCTCTCCTAACGGTTTCTTAGCTACTACATTGTCAAACATTTCTACCCTAGATGATGCCAAGAGAAAAGTTAATGAACTATTGGCTAAGTCAGCTAATCTAGATAAAGAGAGACTAATGCTTCATACTAGCTTACAGAAAGAGTTAAAGAGTAAGTTCAGCAGAGATTTAACCCCGACAGAGAGCAAAGAGCTAGGTAAGATAATCCAAGTTTATGATCTAAGAGCTATAGATAATGAGATTAATCGCTTATATCCTACATATTTTGCAGATAAGACTAACTCTCAAACTAGAGATAGAATTAGAGCTGAAATTAGAGAAACTTTAAATGATCTTTCTCAAAATATGTCTAATTATTTAGTATCTGGTAACAATAACCGTATAGCTTCAATACTTGCCTACTATGACGAAAAGACACAAGAGCTGGCTGATTATATTAGTAAAGGTCAAATTAGCTCTAATATGCTTCTAAATGCGTATAACATAGCACAAGGTTTAACACTACCAGACATAGTGGATAATAGGCTTAAGAAAGGTAATGAGATCATAAGTCAAGATAAAGAGACCATATCAGTTTTAGCTCAGAAGCTAGATAAGCTAATATCTCTAAGAGCCTTAGTAAATGCTTCAGATAAGACTTTATCTACCTTTAGAGAGCTATATGAGAGTGATCTAACTAATAGTGGTGTAGTAAATGCCTTTGATATGCATAAGATGTCTAAGCAAGGACTAGAAGATGAGCTATTAACTAAAGGAGTTATCTCTAACGAAGTTAAAGGATATGTCAGAACTAGAACTAATGAGAGTGTAGATATTATCGTAGCACCTATAGCTGAAGAAGCTGATCTAAGAGCAGATGGTTATAAGCTAGTTAAGAACTATGCTAAAGTCTTTAACTTTGGTGGTAAAGGCTTAGGTATGTATATCTCAACAACTAATATGCAACCTAAGTTCAATAGAGGTGTTATAAGAACTACATCTAATAGCTCAAGGGGTATGACTATTCAGTCAGCTGTAAATAATATGTATCCTTTAGAAACTGCAGCTAAGAAACAAGCTATCGTAGCAGATCTTATTAGTAAGCTAAAAAGAGATAACAGAAACCAATCTGAAGAGTTTGTGCCAGTATTTGATGCTAAAGGACAGATAGTAGATTATAGACTACTTTTATCTCAGAAACAGAAAGAAGAGCTTGAGATAGCTAATACTGATCTATTTGATACTCTACCTAATGCTATAACTAGGTATATGGATAGAGTTCAATCAGAAGCTCACAATAAAAAGATACTAAAGGATCTAGAAGAGTATTATCACAAGAACAAGGGTAAAGAAGAGTTTATCTACTTAGGACCTGATGGTATCAAAGCTCACAATCCTAAAGTTAAGAAAGAGTCTGACTTAGTTCAATTACAAGAGATATGGGATCTGATACCAGGCACTACTAAAGATTACATCCAAGATAGCCTACAAGGTATGGATCAAGGTATCTATGTTCAAGCTAGTCAGTTTGCCTCAATAGCAGGTAGCAGAGATTTCAGATTAACTGATATTGATGCATTCAAGAGAATAGTGCCTATAGCATACTTTAGACGTTTAGCTAAGATGATGGAGTATGGAGTAATCAAGATGGGTAAATGGGTAACTCAGAAGATAGTTCTTACGAACCCTGATGTTATCATAGGCAACCTAGCATCTAATCAACTGGTATTAACTACCTTTGGGTTAGATCCAGTAACTTCTATGAAGTATTATGCTGAGGGTATTCAGTATATTCAAGCATATAACTATCTAAAAGAGAAAGAGGTTATCCTTAAGAAGGATATGGAGTTAGCTACTGATCCTAGAAAGAAAGCTATAGCTGAAGCTAACTTACTTAAGATACAGAATAAGATGAAAAGCAACCCTATCTATGAGTTTGATAAGAAAGGCCTTATCTCTGATATAGCTGAAGATCTACCTAAGACTGAAGAACAACAAGACTATATTGATAGAGCTATAGAGAAGTCTTTAAATAAAGTAGGAGTACCACAAGCATTCAGAGAAGCCTTTGATGTAGTTATGGTAAATGAAGGAACTACACTGCACAGTGCTTATGCTTCATTAGTTAAATACTCTGACCTAGTAGCTAGATATGCTTTATACAAACACGTGAAGCTTACAGATAACCTCACAGATCAAGATATGTTTGATTTACTAGATAGAGCATTTATAAACTATACACCAGCTCAGCATCCGATATTAAAGTATGCTAACGATATAGGTTTTGCTAGATTTACAAAATACTGGCTAAGAGTTCAATCTCATATCTCAACAGATCTGTTGGATAAACGCTTAGGTAGTACGATGTTACTTCACGGAGCATTGAAGCTAATGGGAGTACCTATCTCTTCTCCTTTAAATGCCATATTCTTTAGGAAGTTTATGAACTATGATACAACCTTTGGAATACCAGGTGTAACAGATATAGATGAGATCTATGATGATTTAGCTGATGGTTTGATTATTACTAATCCATTGGTAGCATTGAAGAAATTGTTTTAGAAAATAACTCCCAGTCTTTAGCTGACGAAACGAGAAGACTGGGAGATTTACTCAGTGAGGCAGAATAAATGGTTGGTCATTATCTGACCATAATAGAGAGAAGGCAAAAGCGAAAAACACCTTCTCTCACAAATAGGATCTCTATGAAACAGGAGTAACTATACCATCTTTATCTAAAGTAAGACTTAAATGGTTCATTCTCTCTCTTACTAGATCCTCAGAGACACCTTTAGGTAAGAGTGTCATTATATAATCCAGAGTTCTTTGCTCTTTAGGCATAACTTCACTGCTGGCAATAGCTAGAGTTTGATCTAAGAGATGATAGAGCAAAGACATATCAATACCTAAGTCAGACTCTAATTTCTTCTCTACGGGCTTGCTAGAGCCTTTAATGAGCTGTTCATATACTAGCCAAGAATATCCTGCAATATCTTTCCAGTGATCTGGTTCTAAAGTATCTCCACAAGATAGTCTAGCAAGCTTATGACATATCATATCGACAGCTTCTAAGACATAGCTAGGAGCTTTCTTAGAGATGTTCTTCTTGACTAACTTCTTTAGCTCCTGAGCTAATTGACTATTAGTAGCAAAGTCTCCGTGAGTCTTACCTCTCTGGGATAGAGTTTCTTCTAGCTCAGTCATTGAACATCTTTCTTACAGAAGGCATAGCTGTGAACTTGATACGTTTCTTTGTCTTATTATGAGGTCTAACATCAAATCTACCAAATCCCTTAATACTAACTGTATTGCCAGCATATAGTTGCTCTAGGATAGTATCACAAAAAGCTTCTATCAATACAGACATATCCTTTATGGCTATCTCTGGTAGATCAGCTTTCTCTTTAACTAGCTTAGCAAACTCGTATCTCTTGTTTAAAATCATAACTTCTCCTTTATGTAGTGTAGGATACCTAAAGCATCACTTCTACCATCTAGTAAGCCTTTACGCTTACCTAGAAGCTCTGCATTAGGATATATCTGTAGTATGGCTTCAGCTATCTCTTGCTTAGTAGCTTTATTAAGCCCTAGATGCTTCTGCCATTGTCTTGGTTGAACTAGCTCATAGGGTATATCTAAAGCTTCAGCTATACCTATTAGCTCTCCAAACCTTTGTCCAAAGCTGAATGTAGAAGCTACACCTTGATTAGGCATAGAGTGAACTAACTCTATACCTAATAGCTGTAAAGGATAATCCTTAAGAGCTTCTATATAGCCTTTGATACCTTTAGCTTTATAATCCACAAATGTGAATACATCAGAGCTATGGAGTATCACTAATGCTCCATTAGCTCCTGGATCTATAGCACCTATCATTGATCAGTAAATGGATTCTTAACTGCTGGAGCAGTCTCTTTAACTTTTACTTTATCAGCAGGAGTACCTTTCTTTCTAGCTTCTAGCCAAGCTTTGACTTCATCCTCAGTTAGGTTATTCTGATAAGTACTCTCTGAAGCTTTAGCTTCTTCTTTCTCATATTGCTTACCATAGTTAGCTCCTGAGATGATCTCACTAGCTGTAGCTTTATCTTCAATTCTGAAGAAGTTAGCTATCTCAAACTTCTGCTTGATCTCGTCGTTATAGACTGAATAGACAGCTCTAACTCTAACGATAACTTCTACACCAGAGAATTGATCTAGGACATCAAACTCTTTCTCTACTTGGTCTTTACCTACTTTGTGAGTCTGTTTAACTGGATCGTAGATGGTATCAAATCCTGCTATTACACATAGTTTATTAAACAATGCTCTTTGGAAGTGCTCATTACCTTGATTATCATCTAGTTTAAGACCATATAGAGTATTAGATGTACCTTTATAATCTACATTAAAGTCTATGCTTCTAGCTCCGTGAGTATTAACATTTACTGTTGCGAAGTTAATCTTTACTGGATACATACCGCTTTGTAAGATATATGATCCACCTGAGTCTTTTACTGCTTCTTGAGTTTTCTCTACGTTAAAAAATGCCATTGTTGTGTCTCCTTATAAAATATATTCTTCAGCTTCTGTTTTAGCTGATGTTAATTGATCTAGATATTTGTTAATATCAAACTCTGCCATAGGTACTTTTAGCTCATCTACCTTAGTAGTATCTTTACCTAGTATCTCTTTAAGAGTAGTCCTAGCTGGTAGTTTTAGAGCTTTAAGATAGACTATTAGCTTACCTGATGATTTCTCAATGAAGATAGAGTCATTTACTACTGAACTCCAACTACCGTGCTGGGCAAAGTTACCCTGAGCTGGGATAGTATGTGATCCAGTCTTCTCGTTGATAACCGTATGTCCTACTATTACTACTGATACTCCATTAGGTAGTAAGACATCTTCGATATAGGCATTAAATGCTGCTGTATCTAGGTTGTTTTGCTTATGGATATCAAAGCCATTGTATTTAACACTATTGTAGTATGCCATAGCAGCATACATCTGTGTAACAGTATCTATAACTATGAACTTAGGATATTTCTTAAACTTCTCTTTATAAGCTCCTATCTTCTCGTTAATAAAGTCAGTTACACTATTCATACCTCTGTAATCTTTAAAGTTAGCGTGAGGTACTGAGAAAGGATATTCTTTCCTATCGAAGTTAATTATCAGAGCATCTTTAATCTGACTTGTCAAAGTACTCTTACCACTAGCTTCATAACCGCTAACTAATAGCTTAATAGCTTTACTCATTTATTCTCCTCTCATATACGTTGAATATCTTATTTTTGAACTTAGGTTTAAGGACTAAGAAGACTATTTGCCAAGCAATGTCTTCAGTAGTTGCTGAACCTTCGTAAACTACTTCTAGAGAATGATCTAGAAACATATCTTCTACACTGTTATCCTCTTTAGGATCTTCAATACTATAGATATCAAATATCATTTTTCAACCTATAGTCTGAATATAGTAGATACGTTAGTTCTGGATACTTCTTACTAGCTAGATAGGTTTCTGCTATGAGCTTTAGATAATCCTCTATGAACTTCATATCCTCATCAGTTATACAATGTGTGCAAGGTATAACTTGTGCTGGATAATCCTTCAAAGGCTTACCTGTCTTTTCACTTATCCTACCTACTATGTTGTTAGTAATCCATACTATTCTCACTCTGTTAATATCTACACCTAGTTTCCTATAGATATAGGCATAAGTCAGTAATTGCCACTTATAGTTATTAGGTATATAACCTTCTTCGATACTCGTCTTCGACGTTGTTTTAAAGTCTATTAGAGTATCTCCTATGACTGCATCTGCTGTACCACCTACATATACACCTCCTTCTAGTTCTGTGATAATAGTCTCTTCACTTCTCTCTGGTATCCCAAATACTCTTAGATAGTCGATAAGAGCTTGTCCCATAGGGACGAATTGACTAGCTACATAATCATCATCTACATCAGGATTATCCTTCATAGATGCTATGTAGTCATATATCTCTTTCTTATCTACTTTACCTAGTTGAATATAGCTTTCAGCTACTCTATGCACACAAGTGCCTAGTACTGAAGCTGTATTACCTAAGAATTGCTTATTACCAAGAACATTCTCTTGATACCATTCCCACTTCTTATCGTTGAACTTGGCTACACTAGAAGGGCTTATTCTGAAAGCTCCTTCTGGTAATAGACCCTCATAGTTCTCTTGATAGTTCATTGGCTTCATCTGTTTCTCCTTCTTCTAAACTGCTGTAATAGTAATATGCTTCTTGCATAGGATCATCATAAGGTACTAGATCTTCTAGCAACTCTATAGCTTGCATCTAGTATTACTCCTTTCCTAACACAATAACCTAGTCTATACACCATAGCCACCACTGATTGCTCAGTTCTATTATGAGATACTATCCCTAGTAGATATGACAATTTTTTCTGTGATGGTGGTGTAGTAGGTTTAGCTGCTGCGTGAATAGCATTTAGCTCAGTTTCACTCCAGAACCTATACGAATGATCTTGCTCATTATTAGTAAAGATATTTTTAACCTGTTTAGCTTCAACTATAGGTTGAATTTTCTCAGTTTCAATATCCTTAACTATGTTGCCTTTAGCTGTTTGCATTATAGTATTCTTAATTAAACTAATGCTAATAGCTAAGTCATCTAGCATCTTAGATACTCTCTCTAACATTGGGTTCATTTCTTGTCCTTTAAATATTTATAGTTTCTAGTTTCTCCTACATAAAGATGTGCTTTATACCTCATACGAGATATAGCTACATACATTAGTTTGAGAAACTCCTCTATACTAATAGGTCTGTTGTAGTTGTTATACTTAGTAGGCTTTCTAGTAAGCTGTTTAAATACGTCTGTAGCATCTATGAAGACTTCATCTAAGGTCATACCTTGAGCCTTGTGAATAGTGCTAGCATATATGTGCTTAGGGTGCATATACTGATCAGACACTTGCCAGTAACTATCAGGATCATCTCTAAGAGTAGTATCTAAGATACACTTCTCTTGCTTCTTGTTCTTAGTTACCTTAAAGCTAAGAGTTTCTCCATCCTTACTGATAGCTTGGATATACCAAATACCATTAGTATCTTGATTAGCTTCATAGACTTCAACTATATCTCCATTCTTGGCATAACCTATAGGTTTATCTAATACTAATAGATCTCCTACTGAATAGAGATCATCACTAGCTAATGCTCTGTTATAGCTATCAATACAGCTATTACTATAAGCTAGTATTCTCTTAGTTGAAGTGCAATCTAGATATGCTCTACAGAAGTCCTTATGTGAGCTGTAAAGCAAAATGTTCTCAGGTAAGCCTTCTCTAAAGTTAGGCATCTGTTTTGCCTTTATAGAGCTTCTAAGGCTCTCTAAATAGCTATGTAGAACTAAGTCATCAGCTGATTGTCTCATTTGCTCAGTAAGAGTGAACTCTACATCAGGCTTAATATCAGCTCTAAGACCTATCGCTGGTAACTGACATTCATCTCCTACTAATAAGATACGCTTATACGATCCATTTAAAGCCTTCTGATAGACTTTATTAGGCAGCATAGACATTTCATCTATTATTAAGAGATCTGCTTGTAATGGCTCTCTAACGTCGCTTAAATACTGTTCTATACCATTACGAACCATATTGAAGCCTAAAGCACTATGAGTTGTGTAAGCTTTGATGCCTATAGATGTCTGTAAGTTATTCTTAGCCTTATGCGTAGTTGCAGTAACTAGGATAGACCCTTTGTAGTCTTTGATTATCTGAGATACAACAGTAGTATTATGAGTTACATTGTAATCGTTAGTTATAAACGTCTTAGTAGGAGAATCTATAGCTATGCAGGTACATTCAGCTTTATCCAGCTTTATAATATCTACAATACTTTTGCCATTTGCTTTAAGTTCTTTAAGCCTATAATTTTTACTCTTAGGTACTCCATATATCTTAGCAATTCTGTCGTGGATACTATAGTATTTGCCTAAGCTTCTAGCTAGAAGTAAGAAGTCTTTAGCTAGTTGTTCTGAAGAAGTACTATACTCCAGCACTCTACCATTACTTGAAGATGTATATCCATCAGTATCTAATAGACCTTGTAGCAAAGCTTCTCTTTGAGAAACACTACCTAGTAGGTATTCTCTAGGTATATGTTTTTCTGTAGAGAGTTTATTAGATAAGCCTAAAGTGCGTATGTACTTCTCAAAACCAGGTAATGATAAATCACTTCTGATAATAGTTGTATCATAGCAATTTGCTTTAATACGTCTATTAGGGCTTAGAATGTATCCTTTAGGTAAATTACTTATAAACCTCTCAAGATCTATCTTCTTAGTTACTGTAAGTTTTACGTTATTACGACTTCTGAAGCATCCATCTCCTAAGAGTACTCCTAGCACATAGGGATCAAGAATTAGCTGTTGCTCTTTAAATTCTATAGGCTTTGTAAATGGTATAGCGTATTTATAACTGTTCTGATATGTATCATATCGCTTATCATAACACTTTGTAGTATATTTAGTTGATAGTATTTTAGAAAGGGATAAAGTCTTAATACCTTTATGAGGTACTTTTACTTCTAGTACATTCCATAAGTGGTCTAAAGAGCAGATACTATAAGTACCATCTTTAAAACATACTTTATACGTATCTTGAACTCCCTGTGGGTATATACCTATTAGATTGTATAACTTACCATCTTCAGAGTACACCTTATCTGACATCTCTAGATCCCCTATGGGTTTAAAGCCTGTTTCTGTTAAGACTAGCTGATCATTTCTCAGTGCTTTCCCTGAACCTGCAATTCCCTTTAATACTATAACTCTACCTTCACTCTTAGGATTAAGGACATAGTTATAAACTTCTAATTGTCCTTTAGTAAGTTTGATACTTTTGTCCATCTGCTAAGACCATTCTCTACATCTACAAACCAGATACCATCTTTATAAAGGTACTTATAATCTATCATCACATCATCTTTCTCGTAGTTAGCTAACTGAGTATGCTTAGGAGCTACATCTTCCCACCTCTCACTTCTATCTCTGAAGTAGGCTATAGTAACATTCTCTTCAGGGTTCTCATAACTATGATCCCCATTAGGCTGTAAATTCTCTTTTAAGCAAGATATATCTCCTAGATTTAGTAGGTCTTCCACCTTACCGTGATCCTTATAATAAGTATCTAACATATATCCCACATACTCAGGATAACCATCAAAATGGCAGTAGATAAACTTAACATCATTAGATTTATCGTCTAGTTTGCCTATATAGCATCTTGTACTCATTTCCAATTCCTCACTTGATTTAATATTGTATTTTCTAATCTAGAGTGATTCATAGGGTATTCCCAGTAATTGTTAATATCCTCGATCAACTCAACTATTTGCTCTTTAGTCATACCTAAGTCTTTAGCATGTTTAGCTGCTCTGTATAGATTAAGACTACCTTCTCCTTGTTTAGCTTCATAGGCATATACAAAGGTAGATGTAGGATTATTTAGCAGAGTAGTTAATTGTGCTTTAGTTAGGTTCTCTACCTTCTGAACAAAAGGTTCATTAGTAGAGTCATTAGCTATCAGTAAGTGTGATCTCACTTCTAATGGCTTAGCATTAGTTACTGATAGTATCTCTCTATTAGCATAGCTAAAGAATATTTGGTTCTTAGGTACTAGATCTACTGATAATCCTAGATATTGAGATACAGACTGAACAAATGTCTTAAATTCTCTATCAGGTAAGTTAATAGGACTATCTAGTTCTACTAATAGTCTAAACTTATAAAGGTTCTTTTTATCAGAAGTTTGCACTATGTGATGATTAATATTACCTAGTATGGTGTGTATTTGCTCATAGGTAAAATCACAATGATCTATATCTAGAGCTAACCACTTAGTATCTCCTACTAGGTTCTCTTTGCTTCTGATACCATTCTTGAACTGAAATGGACTATAAGCATAATCGCCTTTAAGCATATCTGCTAAGGCTTCAAAAGAAGTCTCACTATAGACAAACCCTGTAGAACATTTCTTAGCTCTCTCAGCTTTAGTACCAGAGCAAGGTAAGTAGCTAATGCCTATGACATTAGTCTTTATTAGCTCAGTATATTCTATACCATTCTCTAAAGCCTTATAGATACCAGATAGGTCATAGCTAGATACTAGGATAACTATCTCTTTTAGTTTCTTCTCTAGATTGCTAGTACCTGATATGAAACCTAGTTTCTTAAGGGTATGAATATCTAAGAAGCACTTGTTATCTACTAGGTTCTGATGCATATAGTCAGCTAGGATTTCATAAGGCTCTTTGTTAAGCTCTCTCTCAAACTCTTGCATACAACCATCTAATAGCTCACAATAGTTGCAAGCTAAGACATAATCTTCTAGCTGTATCTCATCTCTATTGTGATAGATAGCAAATGCTCCACTTAGCTTCAAAGCTTTCCATTGTAGATGCATACGAACTATCTTAGATATAGGATATTGCTCTAGGATAGACTTACTAACTATCTCGTTATACTCTTTATAGACATTAAAGAGATTGACTACTTCTTGAGATACTGTAATAGGCTTACCTAGCTTCTCAAATTGACTAGCTGATAGCTTCAAGAAGTATCTATCAAAGTTCTCTCTTAGCTTAAGAGCTTCTAGATCGATAGCATTCTTTTTAGCTAAGAAGTCATCTATTGAGACAGGTAGAACCTTATCAGTTTCCTCTTTAGAGAAGTAAAAGAAGCTACGTCTAGCTAACTTAGAGCTAAACTCCATTTTAAATTGCTTCTTTATCTCACTATCGTAAAGGATATTAGAGCTACTACCCATAAACAGAGCTGATACTGGTAGGTTACGTATCTCTTTAGATTGGTTCTCTTTAGCTTTGAGAACCTTAACCTCTTTCTTACCTTCATCATAAAGCTCAGAGATTAGTTGAAAGTTGCTAGAGATAACCTTAGAGTTAGATAGCTCAGCACCTATCTCTGAGCTAAAGATATATCCAGCTCCTATAGTTCCCTGTTCGATCTCATTTAGATACTGGATATAACCTTCAGTAGTAGATGGTGCTACTCTCAAAGGTATAGGTTGATCATAGAACTCTTTGTAAGCTTCATAAGATGTAGGCTTAGCCTTATTCTTACTCTTAGCTATCTCAATAGCTTTATTTCTAGCTTGGGTATCTCTAAACTCCTCTAGAATCTTATAGCTACTATGAAAGTTCTTTCTTAGTAGGTTAATTGAACTATCTTTACCAGTACCACTAGCACTTATACAAAAGGTAATAGCATTAATAGGTATGCTACTACCATTCCAGTGTAGGATATTTCTCCTAAACTGAGAAGCATAGAGAACTAGCTCACTAACAGCTAATACTGCCTTCATCTGTGAAGGTATAGTATCATTAGCTATAGTCTTACCTAGTTCCTCTATGAAGCTAGGGTATCTAGGTAGTAAAACATTGTTCTCTCTTAGTTTCTGTTCAAATATGTTTTCTATCATTTATCTACCTCACTATATCGATGTAGAAACCTACATCATAAAAGTCTAACATTCTAGGTATGTCAGACACCACATCTTCTTTAGTACATAGTTTGTCAAATCCAGCTGAAGTTACGAATTGAAACTTACCATCTAAGTCATACACATACCTAGCTGCTAAGTTTCTCTTAGTGCTACCTTGTTTAACTCTTACTTTAGGTATATGGGGACTGTATAGGTAAGCTTCTTCTATAGGAGTTACTTCTCCTATATCAGATAAAACTTCAATATCTCTGGCTAGTATAAATATCTTTGATAGAGTGCTATAGCACCCTATCAATTCTCTGTTAGCATCTAGTATTAGCTTATTGAAGAATATTTGCCCTGTAGTTAAGAACTCTACTGGATAATTAGCTTTTGTTGTGTACCACATTTGTGATACCTATTTATAAGTTCCTTTAGCTGGATAGCTCTATCTCTGTTTAAAGCATATATAGCATCGCTTAGAGTATCATTATCTACATACTCTAATAGATCAGCTAAAGATGATCCATCTATGTATAGGCTTGAGAGTGTAATCTCTGTTTTCTCCATCTTACCTCCGCCTATATATTCTCTAAGACACATCATTTCTTTAACCTCTCATTAATCTCTTGTTGTTGCTTCAAGATCTGCTGTAGTAGAAGTATCTGTATATTCTGACCATCATTAAGATCTTTTAGTAACTCTTCTTGCTTACGATCTTGATAGTCCTTGATATAGTTATCAGAACAATAAGCATCCATAACAATCAAACCTAGTAGCAATATAGTTACTAATACTAATGTACCTTTCATATTTCACTCTCCATTACTCGTATAGCTATGTTATTAGCTAAAGCTAACACAGCTTTCCATTTATAGTCATCTAAATCAGCATCTAAGCATTCTCCTAAGAAAGCTAAAGCAGATTTATAACCTAAGTCCATAGCTTCTTGTTGAAGCCAATCTATCATATCATCTTCGTGATTGTCAAAGAACTGAGACATATCCATACAACCTATGAGACCATTAAAGCCAGCATTAGCTCCACAATTATAGATGTCGTATAGCCTTTGTAATAAGTCTTCTCTATCACTCATTCTATGTAGATCCATCTGCTTAGCTAAAGGCTTAAATAGAGGATGTTTATAAATAGCATCCTTGATTATCTTAGATACCTGAGATTTACTTAGCTCGCTACTACCTTTATAGTACTCATATACCTCTCTCATTGTTGCTCCTCGTATTCTTTAAGAACTTGTCTAGCTCTAACTCTACCTGAATCAGAGATACCTTTATAAGCTGTAAGAGCTTTCATATAGTCTCCATTGTATTTAGTTAGGTAATAGCTAAGAATGAAGGCTGTAGCATATATCTGCTCTTCATAAGTCTTATTAGGTATCTTCCAATATAAGGCATTAATGCCACCTAAACCAGATACTGTAGGACTACTATGTTTAGTCTTAGTGCTAAACTCACTCTCTGAGTTGATTAGAGCTGTTAGTAGTCCTGCATCTATGTCATACTCTCTAGCTGCTCTATATGTTATCTCTGCTAGATCAATATCCTTATTTCTCATCTTAGAATATATAACGTTAATCTCGTTCATTCTAGACGTTTCTAGAGCGATTGAGTGTTCAACTAGACCTAGACTATCTGCTAAAGCCTTTTCGCTCTCTGTGAGCCTCTGAGATAGCTTCTCGTTGTCTTCCATAGCTCTAACACCAGCTAGGAGGATTAGGATAATAATTCCTGTAGCTAATAGAGTTACAGCAGCTAGGATAAGATTAAGCCATCCCTCTTTGTTGTATAACCATTTATACATACCTTCTCCTTTAGTGTGTTTCGTATTGATTAGCTCCAAAGTGCGGAGTACCATGCACCTGATATTTAAGCCCTAGTTGATCACTAGCTACTTTGAAGCTATCAGTTAGAATATCCTTAACAGAATCTTTAATCTCAGGATTAATTTCTAAATTTAAGGCATCGTGAATATTGGCTACATAGGCAAACTCTTTACCGTGAGTGTATAAGGATCTTAATTGTCTATCAACTTCTACTAGATAATACTTCATAAAGATAGCTCCAGCAGACTGTAGTAGTAGATTAAAGGCTTTATGCTTAGCTCTGACGTTTAACAATCGTCCATCTAAGCCAACTATCTTGTCATCTTTTACTGAAGCTATAGTAGCCTCTAGAAGCTCTCTATAGCCCTTAGTATTATCTCTAAACATTTGAGATACTCTAGCTCCATAAATGGTCTGGTAAATTAGAGTATCGTCAAATGGTGCTAATGCACCTTTAGCTATAGGATAGAACTTCTTACCATCTACTATCTCTATTCTGTTCTCGATCTTTTCTAGAGCTATAGCATATTCTTGAGCTGTGTATTCAAATGGTTCTTTGTTCCATACCTGTATGCCTATCTTAGTCTCTCCAGCACCATATATAGTGCTATAGATCAGGACCTTAGCTAGGTCTCTAGTAGGCAATCCAGTTCTATGTTGATTTACTGTATGAACATCAGTACCTTTAGATTTATCTCCAGTATCTACTGTATGAGCAAACTCATAATTGTCGTATGGACCTAAGTAATGCCCTAACATCACGAGTTCTAATGCATCTGCATCGACATCTACTAGAAGCTTGCCTTCTGGTACACACATAAGTTCTCTAAACTCCTTATCCTTACTAATTTGTGTAATGTTAGGATTACTATGTGTACATCTCGCAGTATTTGCCCCGAGAGTATCAACCTTACCGTGAAGTCTATGTGTTTCAGGATTATAGAGTTTAATAAGGCTATTATCTCCTAATAGTAATTGACCTAGATCTTTCTTTACTTTAAGATAAGCAAAGATGTCTGCCATAGTTTCATTCAGAGTACTCATTTAGTAACCTTTCATTAAACTTTATGGCTTGGGTAACATCTCTGATCCTCTGCTCATCTCTTTGCTCATACGGAGCATTTACAAGCTCTTTAAGAAGTATTTTACTAGCTTCTATCTTAGCTCTATAATGCTCCTTAGCATCTGGGAAGTTACTGATGTCTTTACCATAGAGATACTCAGTAGTCTTCATCTTGATTATCCCATTCAAGACTATCTTCATCGAAGTACTCTTCATCGTTGTCATCTACGAAAGTCTCACTATCAGAATCATCAGAATCCCCTTGATATACTTCCCACGGATCTCCATCATCTAAGCTATCCATCATAGCTCTTTGCTCCCAGTAAGCTTCTAAATCTTCATCATCTCGTTTCATAAACTCTCCTTTACTATATACTTAATAGACTTCTCGTGGCAAGAAGCCTGTAACTCTTTGGCTCTAGCTAGAGCAACTTGTTTGCTAGTATAGACAGCTATAACTATCTCACTACCATCTTTAGCTATCTCAATAACTTCATAACTCTTCGTCATCTATATCTCCTGTTAGTACTGCTTCATCGATCTTGATATTACCTTTATCTGTATAGATACTAGGTTTCCAACCATAGGTAGCCATTAATCTACTAGCTATTTGTTGTCTAGAACCTGGATTAAACTTAATTAGCTTAATCTTCTGAGCTTCTCCCTCTACCCTAGAGATAATTATCTTATAAGGGTAATCTAACCACTTCATACTTTTCTTAGGAAACTTCCAATAACCCTTCTTGTCAATCTGTAAAGGCTGAAAGTAGTCTGTTATGTTGTAGTGCTTAGGATATACCCTAACTATGACCTTTCTGTTCACAGGCTTACTAGGTGTAGTAGGATTACCATCAGGTTCAAACTTAGGCGGAAATATCTCTTGAAGCTTATGTTCTAGGTTCATTTGCTTAAACCTTAGCTTAGTAGCTAGTTGCATAGCACTATCTATATCGAAGTAGAAGCCATACTCTTGCTGATCATAGATAATAGAAGCTACCTTATACTCTAGCTCTCTTATCTTAGCTGAAGGATAGTTCTTATCTCTAATCAAGGCTTTATATAGCTTATAAGTAACATCTACGTCTCTTTTACAATATGTAACCATATCTTCGTTTAGTTCGGTAAAGTCCTCATAATCTATCTTATTAAGTCCTAGACGATAACCAAAAGCTTTAAGAGAATAACTAGCTATTAGCTTCTTAGGATAATCAGCTATTGAGTAGTCTATTTTCTCTAGTATGTCCTTAGGGTACATAATCTTAGTATCTATTAGAGTATCTACTATCTTAGGCTTTAGCTTACCTAGTAGCTTCTCTATTACAGGTATATCAAACTTACAGATATTATGACCTACTAATAGATCAGCACTATTTAAGATGTCTAGGACTTGATCTAACGAACCATCTGAGTTGCTAATGGGTTTATACGTATAGCACTTAGTTTCTTCGTCATTGACCTTTATAGCTACGCAGAATATGGTATTTATGTTAGATACTAGCTTAGGGATAGTTTCAGTCTCTATATCAAACGTTACTATTCTCATTAGCTATATCCTCAAATAAGAACTTATGTTCAGCAGGGATTGCTTCATAGACAGCTTTAGCTAATGCTCTAATAGCTTTATGAGCTGATTTAGATAGTCTTAGCTGTAAGAAGTTTCTAAGAGATCTAACGTTGATAGTCCAAACTAGATCAGTTAGATAGTTCTCTGGTAAGAGATACTTAACATCATCTATCGATGCACCATCTAATAGGGCTTCTCTTACAAACTCTAATTGCTGAACCTGAAAGTTAGTATTTACTTCAGGATTGATCTCTATGAACTCACTAGCTCTATCAAGATCATAGACATAACCAGGTTTGTCTTTGTTATAGATTATAAATGACTTCTCATACTTCAATCTTTTGAGCGTGTATCTGGTGCTTTCCACGCTATAGCTTGCTATTCTATGACGTGAGAGTTCCATTAGCACAAACCTAGTAATATCCTGAATGTTAAAGCAATAGTAAATGTGTTCCGAGATACTGGTATGTCTCTCTTTGAACAGTAGTCTTTGAAGTAGCTCTTTATCAGCTTCAGATATATTATCTGTAGGCTCTCTATAGTTACCACCTTTGTGAAAGCTATTCCAACACGTTCTAGCAGCTATTACAGCGTTAGAAAGCTTGAAGTGATCTAATACCCTTACTTCCATTAGTTCTCCTCTCTATGGCTCTGTAAAGCCTCTTTATAAGCCTCTCTACAATTCTCCTCTTCAGTGTGATCTGCTAGATCTTCTTGTTTATCGTGAAGAGTAGTCTTGAAGGTTACCTTATGCTTAAAGTCTAACTTAGCTCCACAAGAAGGACACTCAACATAGTGCTGAGGTACTAATGCAAAGCAACATTGACATTCAATCATATCTTTCTCCTAACTATTGCAAAGTTCTTGCAACTGATATGTTTGAATGCCTCACTGAGTGTAGGATATACTCCTACACATTTACCTTTTTCTACTAATTTATACATATTTACTCCTTTACTGCAAAACTGCCCGTAGGGCATCAGTAGTTACTTTTCACTGAGCAACATAAACTCATTGCCATCAGCAAATGCGTGTGCTTTAACTACGAATGTAGTACCTTCAGGTGCTGTCTTATTCTCTCTCTTAGCTTCTTTGGTAGCATTCTCTTCTGATAAGAAACCTTTGTGAAAGTGAGTCTTATCGCCTTTAACTATTCTAACTTCGTAGAACTTAATCATATTTACTCCTTTAGTTGATATCCTAGGCTAAAGAGTATTCTTCTATCTAATACTGCTGTAGCTTTAAAGTCGTCATAATGTAGAAATATTGAACTTGTGAATGAAGCTTCTGTGAAAGTCATTCTCTTATTATCTGCTGGTGTAACCCAACCAACATCCTTTAGTTTAAACTCGAAATACCATAGAGTATTCTCACTGAAAGCTTCAATATACTCTTCATCTACCTCTGAGATACTCTTAGTAGAACCATCAATAAACACATATTGCTTTGAAGGGATATCTATACTGCTCACAGTAAGCAGATCTTTCTCACTCAAAGGTTCTCCTATTAGATCTCTATGGACTAAAACATCATCATCGTAGAACTGAGGATCTAGTTCCTCTTTAGGTAGCCAAAAGCCTTTCCACTCAGCTTGAAGTAGTATTGTATGATTAGTCTGACTAGCTTTAAATAATTCATTAGCTTTCTCAATAGTCATAGGATCATTGAAAGGTGTTAGCTTATCTGTTAAGGTATCTAGGATATAGTGTTGCCATAGCACTTCATCCACACTAACATACTCTTTCTCAGCTTGATCTATATCTATAGCACCATAGTCTGATAAGAAGTATTGTCCATTCTGTATGTCTGTAACTTGCTCTAGGGCTGTTAGAAGATCAATACGTTGCCTTTCTTTTCCCTTAAATATTAACAGCTCTCCAATATCAAACTTAGCCATTGAGTAACTCCTTATCTTGGTATATGTTACCTATGATCTTAAATCCATCGAGATGCCATAGTGGGCAGAAAGCTTCTGTAGGATGTTCAATACCATAAGTCTTATATGTGTCTCCCCAGACTACTACTCCTCTAAAGCCTTGTAGGACTTTAACATTACGTTTTGGATCACATTCTATTATCTGTCCTGAATATATCTCGTTCTCGTTAGTATCAAAGTAATTGGTAAATTCCATTAGCACAAATTGCCCTTGAGTAAGTCTATAGACTTCTTCGTTCAGTTCATCATCGTGTATCACAACACTTTGAACTTCTCCATTAGGTAATAGTTCTAGTATCTCTACATCAGCTATCTGATCGTAATCCTTGATGTATGCTTTATACTTCAATGGTCTCATTAATCCTCCTTAGATACAGTATCGAATAGAGCATTAGACCTGCTCTCCATTAGTGGTAATTCGTTGAATAACCTATTAGCATAAGGCTCTAGCTCCTCTTGGATAATCCTTAGCTTAAGCTTCATTGCTTCTTCATCAAACGTTATGCTATTCTCCTTAGTTAAGAGAGTATTAAAGTCAAGAGCTTTCAGTTTCTCCTTTTTCATAAAGCTAATGCAGTTATCGAGTAACGGAAACTCCTCTTTAACTATATTGCATATCTTGCTATGCAAGCTTGGATAAGCAACAAGATTATTTATAATCTCATAAGGATATGGGGTAGCTTCAGATATATGCTTAACTATATCTTCTTGAATAGGTATCTTTCTATACTTCTCTAGATACCACCCTTTAGAGATATATCTCTTAACAGTCTCTTCAATCTCTTTCTCAAACATCAGTTCTCCTTCTTAGGTTTTAACTCTTCTATATACCCAGTACAATCAGGTTCAGTTAAATAAAGACATATAGTCTGTATTTGTTCTTCTGTAAATGGGATATGGTTCAAACGTAATAAAGCTATATTCTGGATTGCCGAATACATAGCCTCTAGCTTTTGTACTCTAGCTTCTAATTCTAGTATTGTCTCTTTCATATTAGTTCTCCTTTAATCTAAAGCCTAATGTGTACATAGGTTGCCATTTGAATGTATCGTGGTATGGTGCAAAGTCTTTATCTGCTTTCTCTATAGTGTTTCTAGTAGGAGATAGAGAATACTCTTTATTAAAGTAATCATAGAACTCGAAATACCATAAGACATCTCTCTCTGATACAAACATATCTTCGATAACTTCTCTATCAGTAATCGTTGAGCTTTCTAGCACATACTCGTCATCAAAAACTTTCTTAACTACGAAACGAGTTGGATTTAACATATTCTCTGCTGTCTTACAAACTAAGACATCTCCAGCTTTGAACTTAGATTCAACCTTAGACTTTATCCTATACTTACCACCTTCAAAATCCCAGATATCAAATACCTTAATCATCCAGCTATCGGTATTTTCGTCATAAACTTCAACTAGCTTCTTATCCTTAGCATAAGCTGTAAGAAGCTCTATTTTCTCTTCTAGTTTCATAATTAGTCCTTTCTAGAGACTCTAAATCCCATTTCAAACATAGGGCTGTATGTCTCATTAGCCCAACCTTTAACCTCTCCTAGCTTCATCATAGTTGGAGCTAGAGTGTATCTATCCTCTTTGTGATAGTGTATAACGTGCCACCAATAGACATTATTGATGTTTAGATAGTTAGCATCTATGGCTTCTATAGGTGTTCGGTTAAACACTTCTTCCCACTGGTACTCTCCTGTAGTACTGAAGCCTCTAACAGTAACTATAGGTGGATTGAGTATACCTTCGTCTGCTATACGAACTAGCTTATCTCCTACTTGAAACCTGGCATCAGGATTAGCTCTAGGTTTACTATTAGGCTTTACTCTATAGGTATATAGCTCAAAGTCTAGTTCAGTAGTCTTTAGGTCTTCCCAATCATCTTCTTCGCCATCAGTTTCAGAGTATTGGATAGTCAAACCTTTATCCATAGCTTTGAGTATCTCGATCTTTTCTTGTAGTGTATTCATAAGTATCCTTTAGATTAATTTACAGAGCCATAGAGAGCAATTAAGCCTCTAAGGCTATAGTTTATCGTCTGAGAGACGATTGTTGCTTAGAAGCGATCCTAGAGCTATCTATGACTAATGGTTCTCCTCTACCATAGGCATAAGCTAACTCTACGAATAGATCATCTAAGCTAAAGTATTTTTCTGTGTCAAAGCCTTCTAAGCTATAGGTTACTAGATTACCGAAACGTTGTTGCTCAGTGATGCTATTTGGTGTAACTGATACTAATAGCTCGTCTCCATTGATCTCAATCAGTGGGAAGTTAGCTATATCAATCATCACATAGTAGCTAGTAATATCTTGTCTAAACTCAGCTAGATACTGCTTAGAAGCTAAAGCATTTATGACCTCTACCTTACGAAGGATATTAAGAGTATTCTCTGTTTCTGAGAAGTGTATCTGCTCAGTAGGAGTATGCTCATTGTAGTATCCTATACTTAGATTAATGCAAGCTAGATCACATCCCTCTGCTATGTTACTAGCATCTGTGAATGTTCCAAAGGCTTTCTTATACCCTTGCTTCTCAAATATCTCTGTTAGCTCATTATTGTCATAGCCATATAGAGCTACATCATTAGATCCTTTACGATCTAAGCCTACTAATGCTGTGATGTTATCGTTCATAATAGGGATATACTTCTTACTACCTACACCACCTATCTCTTCATCTAAGAAGAAACCAAAGGCATAAGGTAATCCACTAGCTAGTAGCTCTAAAGCTATATAGACACCACAACGATCGTCTCCTCCAAGACAAGCTTTCTTAGTAGATGTAGGTAGTCCTATGTAATCCTTATTGATATACAGATCAGACCTCTCTAGTGGTGTCTTTCTATGTGTGTTGATAGTATCTAAGTGAGCACACATAAGTGGATATCTTTCTACATTCTTAGGGATAAATACTATCCCACCTTCAAACTCTTGCTTGGTGTATAGTGGAGCATATATACTACTGATGTGGGCTAATAGCTCCTCTTGTGAGAGCAATAATAGCTCAACTAACTTCTTCATCATAATCCCATTCTCCTCCTAAATCTCTTACTATTTGAGCAAACTCTTCAGCATCGCCTTGACCATTAGCTAAGCAGTTCTCAAAGTGTTCTCTAACTACGTTTACAAAGTAATCATCATAGATATAGTAGTTAGGTCCTAAGCTTTTAATTTCTATAGCCAGTTCTTTAGGTACATAGTTAGAAATATTTTCGCTTAGCATATCTTCTACAGCATTACTCTTAGCTACCATATATCTAGTGTCATCTGAGTCTTGAAACTCTACAAAGTCAGGGTTTTCTATATTGATAGGTTCATCTCTATCATCCCAGTTATAGTACCAGCCATTGCCATAGTCATCTTCGTGGTAGTAGTCTTGAATACGATCTTCAATAGCTTGTTTAATTTTCTGCTTACTATCCATTTACTTCTCCTTCACTAACATTTCTTTTAATACCTCTAGTTCAATATTATCTAGATGTCCTTGATTATCCTTAGCAAAGTAATCCAAGACATCCTCTAGCTTATGATCTCTACTTACATAGACATTTCTAGACCTAATGTAGATAGCTCTATCTTTAGGCACCTTATACCCTGTTAAATGATCATTAGTAGTTTCTTCTTCTGGTATCAGATACTCTTCATCTGTATCTGGATTTGTCCAATTATAGAAGTGCAGGTTACTCTTACCAACTACATAATCTAACTTATGCTCTGAGTTAGGATAGATAGGTAGCCATACTGAACCTTTACCATTAGTGGGATACCAGTCTCCATCGTAGGATGATATAAAGGCTTCAGTACCTGTAAGAATATCTCTTAGATAATCTGAATAGACTTGTCTGCTAGTAGGGATATATCTCTCTTCATACTCTGAGTAATTCTCATCATCTTCGTCAGAGTCATCATATTCTCCATACTCTACTGATCCATCTTGAGTTAATAAAGCTCCTAGAACTTTAACCTCTATACTCTCGAAGATAATATCTCGTATATCACTTCTATCATATCCATACTCCTGCCAATCGTAGCAGTATAGATAATCATTCTCTGCTAATAGGTTAAAGGTATCCATCCACGGATAGTATCCATTAGTAAATGGGTTCTTGATTCTTAGATTGAAAGTAACACCATTCCAGTGGTTATATAGTGGTTCTATACCTTTAGCTTCTAAGTGTTGGATCATAAGCTCTTCAGCATAGCCATCTACGTAGTAGAGCCTATCGTAGAGGTCTTTGTCTATTCTCTCTCCATTAGCTCTCTCTACCACACCTTTATTCCAGACGATACATCTGGCTACCATTTGGTTAGTAGAGTCTTTAACTAAGACAGCCATTTCAGCTAAATTGTCTAAGGGGATAAATCTATCTCCTTTACCCTTCATACAACTATCTGGTAGTCCATCTAAGTTATATCCTTCTGATACCTTATACCAGTCTATGTGATATGACGAATCATCGGGGATAAACATTATCTCAGTTAAGTCTCCTTTATAAGGGTCTCTAGAGATAATCTCTCTCCACAATAGCTCACTATAGCTTCTCTTAATCTGCTTAACAACTACACCATACTCATTGTGTAATACTCCATACAGAATACTGTGGTAGCTGATGTATACAGGGTATTTAAACTCTTTCTTATACCCGTCTGGTATCTTGATTGAGTTTATGTAATCTAAATGATAATTAAGAGACTTCTCTGGACTACATAAGAGTATGTTTGTGTAACCTTCCTCTATTGGTTTAAAGATTTGTCTTGCTTCACAAGCTAATACAGCTTCTCTAACAAATGCTAGATCCTCTTGATTGATTGCCATTATTCTTACCTCTCTATAAGTTTATTTAGTAAAAGCCTCTAATGCTACGTGTGCTAATAGGTAGCTACCTTCATCAGAGTCTTTAAACTGATCACTATCTACAGACCTATAGCTGATCTCTAAGATAGTATCCTTGTTCTCTCTATACCACTCTATGACCTTGCTAGGAGCTTTCTTAAAGCCTCTCTCGTTAGGCTGAAAGGCTAGGTAGAGTAAATCCATAGCTAACTGAGTATTTGAGATCAGATAGTCTTTCTTATCTCTTTTTAGCTTAGATTCTATAACTCTACCTTTGACAGCTATTTCTGCCTCGTGAGACGAATAAGGTACTAAGAGATCATATAGACCCCAACGTATCTTATTAACCATCTCAGTGGTCTCTTTGTCGATGTATAACTCGTCTATGTCATCATCAACTAACATACCGTAGCAAGCACTTAGTAATGCAGCTACTCTTATCTCCCCTTGACTAAGCATTAGATACCTTTCTGTAGTTAGCCTTATACCATTTAGCTTGAGCCTCTGGAGACTTATCTTTGATCCATTTGCCTATAGCTGGATCATAGCTACCAGTTCTAGAGCTTATCTCTTTGATAGTTTCTAACATGCTGGGGTATAAGCTATAACCCTCTTGGATAGCTAGTAAGCTACAGATATTGTAGATATTGCATACACATCTACTCTCCCAGTTTCTACCATATTTGCCTAGTTCGTGTAAGAGTAGTCTTAGTAGCACTTCTCTAGATGTGTTCCTAGTGATATTCATCACTGTAGGACTATACTTATACTCCCCTAAAGCATTTACAGTGAATACTACGACATCGCATAGAGCATCTATATAGCCATTACTATCAGAAGCTCTAAGAGCTACTGATAGTTCTCCTAATTCCTCTAATATGTTAGAGTAGTAACCTACTCTTTGATTATCTAGAGTGAGATACCTTTCAGCTTTCCACTCGTTTAGTTTCTCGTAGATTGCTGCTAATTCTATAGCTGACTGCTTCATAGGAGTATCTCCCCTATGAATGTATCATTAGCATAGATATTGATAGCAGAATACTCTACTACACTGCTACTAACATCTTCGTAGCAGATGTTTAGCTCAACTTCGTCCCAGTGAATTATTACTGAGCTACCCTCTGAACGTATAGTCTTAGTTGGAGTATCACTAAGATACACATCATTAACTCTTAATACCGTGCTGCCATTAGCTGACTCAGCGATACTGAGTTCGTCTAATATTGCCTTATGTGGTAGTAAAGCCACATATATTGCTTTAAGATCATTTAACATTGTATTTATCTCTCTTTATATTTAGATTGTTCTATTAGTTTCCATACTATCGCTAGTTTCCTAATGTAGTATTCAATAGCCTTGTCTTTAGGCAACCTTTTAACTGACGTACGCATATTCTTATGCTTCTCGTCATTACTCTTGAAAGCTATGACATACTCTCCATAAGTATTCATAGTAGCTTCTCCTCTGTAGTAAAAAAATAAGAGTAGATAGGGATTACTCCCTATCTAATCTCTCAGCTTCTAACCTAGCTAGATACCTGCTATGGTTACTAGCTACTAATTGTTGTAGCCTATTCTCAGGTTTATTAGCTAAAGGATTTACTCCTATAGCTTCAAAACATTTTCTAATAGCTTTCTTAGTTTTGCTATCCTTACTAGGCTCACTAGCTACCCAGTTGATAGTAGCTAAATTGCCATGTCTGATTGCTGTATAGATACCATCAACTATGGTAACTAGGACTAGATTATGACTGCCGTATGGATTTCTGGCTAAAGCTACCCATAGATTACCTATGCTAGTGATTAATCTGCTAGTTACGTTTTGTCCGAAGTTCTCATAAGTGATTGTTGATACATTTGTTCTCATTTTAGATCCTTTATTTATTAGTTTAGTTAATGTGTAAGAGCTTTAATAGCCCAACTATTTACCACAAGATTGCCCGTAGGGCATTAGCATTTACTGATAACCTAATACCCCTTAGCCCTAGCAGATATAGTAGCCATCAGTATTGTTTCTGATAGCTTCATATATTGCTGGATCATATTCAGGCAACTCAAACTCAGCATCAGGCTGTATCTGTCTAAGGATGCTATTGAGGATATCCTCTTTATACAGCCTTGCTAAGCACTTACGATAGGCTTCTCTGAGTGCATCGCAATGCTCTGCGTGTACTCCGAAGCTATCGTGAATAGGAGATACCTGAATGCCTTGATCATTCAGTATCTCAACTACCCAACGCATCATTAGGGCATCTATGCTGTGTATTGTAGAGGGCATAAGAGATCTATGTGGTTCGTGTGAAGGCTTATTCACATCACATACTACTGTCATAGTAGCTGTACCACCTTTCATCTCCTTGATCTCTACACGTTTCTTGTCCTGAACCATTACAGGACAATAAGCATAGTGTCCGTCTGGTAGATACCAAGCATTATAAAGCTTAGTATCTGACCATAGAGAGTTAATGTATTTCTTAAGAGCTACAGCTCCAGTAGCTGAAGTCTCCATTACATCGTAGAACACCTTTAGCTCCTTACTATCCTCTCCAAAGTAGGCTTTAGGGTTAGCCTCTGAATTGTAATACATTTGTGTTCACGCAAGATCGTTACTCTTACGCCGTTCTCTTATGAACTGCTGTATATCCCTATACAGATCGGACTATCTCTTCATCCTGATATTAATCAGGAGCTATGCACTTCGAGCTACTTAGCTCTACTCTACTAGGTTATTCCTCTAGTTTTACTAGAGTATCCGTTCGATAGTCTCTACACTTTTCTAAAATACGTTTACACATACTAACTAATGTTTCTATAGGCATTTCGCCTTTAGCTCTATTAGCTGCCCAACAAGACCACTTAACGTTTCCTTTAACGTAACCTAGTTCAGATTTTATCTTATCGATAGATAGGTTATTAGGCTCAAGTTTCTTAGCAATCATAGGTATACCTGTGAGATAACAGAGACCTTTCTGTTCTTTCCAGAGTTGATACATATAATCTGCATCAATCGTGAACTTTCGTTCAGGATAACGTTTATTGTTTGTTCTTGCTTCAGATACTTTTGCTCTTATAGCTGACATTAATGCTCTGTCTTCTAAAGGGATTCTTTTTAGTTTCCCATCTGTTCGCTCCTTACGATATTTTTTCCAGAGGTCTGGATGAGCATTTCTATAAGCTTTCTGTTTCTTAGCGTTGCACTCTTTACAGTATGGATGATATCTGACACCTTCTGTAAAAGCTACAGCGTTGCTGTAATTAGTAGATCCAGCTCTAGAAGCAACTGTAAACATTTCTTGTGGTTTCTCTTGTTGGCATATAGTGCATATAGGCATATATTCTCCTTGTGATTTAGTTATTGTAAAATACATTCTACACACTATACTATAATATATTTTAGACTTAGCACGGTATTGTCTGTTCTAGATTTTTACCGTTTTCACATAGTTTTCTTTAGCTTGTTACCAAGCTTACCTCCAATTACGTTTAAAGGTCATTATGCTCCGCTTAATGTTCTTTCTGATCTTCTTGAAATCAGGATTACTACCCCATAGCTTACTATCCCTAGTTTGATCATAGATAGCTGTAGCTACCTCAGTGTAGAAATCTCTTCTAACACTGCTACCTATGACGTTAAAGCGTTCCATACCAGCTACATCTCTAGTCATAACTGACATCAGTTGAGGACCAGATGTAGTTGCATCTAGCCTAACTATGTGGCTAGACTTACCAGTAGCTAGAGAGTCCTTGTAAGCTAAGAGAGCTGACTTAGCTAATAGTGGTTCATCAGCTTTCTCAGACCAGCCATCTATGTCTAAGAGCATAGCATCTATGTTGTTATCCACAAATACTACTCTCTCGTCCCACGTTAGCTTATCTAATCCAAAGGCATTGGCTATATCTACCTTAAGCCAATACCAACCACGATCTGTAAGATCAACTGATTTGCTAAAAGCAAGGCAAGCTTTGTGGTATTCGTTAGCTTGGATATTTATGTGATACCCTTTGCTATATACCCTACCACGTTTGTCATAAGCCCATCTAAAATAGAAAGGCTTATTACCTAGCTCTGCCTTGACTATCTTACACTGAGATAGGTAACTATCCCAGTCCTCTTGTGAGACACCTTCAGGCTTCTCCTCAGTCATAGTAGCTATAGGTGTAAGTCTATAGCCCACTGATCCTAATATGCTAAGAACAGACATATTTAGAGTATTCTCGTGTCTGTTTTCCCTGTGTCCCAAGAGTATTTGAGCATTGCTCTTAGGACAATCTGGTATTACTCTCTCAGGCATAGGATAAAACTCTAATGTCTGAAGTACTAGCACCTCACTTAACCTATCTAGGTGGCAATGAACCATAAAGGTATTGCCTTGACCATAGATAGGTCTCTCGATCTCATATCCTAAGCCATCGCAGATACTGAGTATCTCAGCACCAGTCTTGATGGCTAGGATAGTCTCATCCTCTAAGAAACTACCCAGACGTGCTGAACACGTTTGAAGTGTCTCTTGTTGATTAGAAGCTATACTTAGAAGTACCCACAAAGGTATGTCCTCTAGGTTAGCTTCAACTTTACTAAGACGTAAGTCTTTAGACTCATAGGTTTTACCCCACAAGCCAGCCTTATAGTCTATAAGCCATTGAGATACTCTTGAGTGTATCTCGGCTAATAGAGGCTCATAATGAACCTCTATCTCCATACGTAAATCTACCATATCTACCTCCATAGAGTTAGTAGGATTGGTCTATTACTTTTAGAAGTAACAGACAACAGAGACAGAGACAGAAACTGATGACAGTAACAGAGTGAAGTTACTGATGACAACACAGAGCGTAAGTCTGTCTGTCTGTCTGATTACAACGTTAAGTTTAAGTAAAGAAAAAAGAGAGAGATTTCTCTCTCTCAGTTTAAGCTAAGCGATTCTTAAGTTGCTTAGCTCTACCTCGCCTAGTCCGCTAGGGACTTTGATGTAGCAATGCTCTATGCCTTGTTGCTCGAGCTGCTTAACAGCAGCTAAAGCCTCTTCAGCATTCTTAGCACGGATCATTTTCTGATCCTTTGCCACAACGTTATAAAACCCTTTATTAGCTGGCAAGTAGTTTAGAGATCTGTTTATACGATCTCCATTCATTTCTAATATAGACACCTTCATTTCTGACTCCTTCTGAATAAGATTTAATTTCACTTTCCTCATTGGTCTATCTGTCAGTGTAAGCCTTAATGTCCATTTGAGAGTAGAGAGAGAAAAAAGAAAAAGAAATAGGATAAGAGAGCTTATGCTCTCTTATTCTTACTGACATCTTGAACTTCTATTTCTAGAAGTTCTGCTACCTCAAGGGTTACATTTGCTGCAACATTAGCTGCTGCATCTTTGATGTCTACTTTCTTTCCTTGTTTAGCAAGACCTTTCTTTGCTAACACTACGAATATTAATCCTCCGATTAACCATTCCATAAGAACTCCTTTGTGATAAGATAATTTTCACTTTCCCCACTCTAAAGCATTCTTTTACAGAATGCATCTCAGACATACCGGGGGGTATTCTGAGAATAGACTGCTGGTCTAGTAAGTACTGCCATCGAAATAATTTATAACTTTTGCCCTAATGTTTTTGCACTGGTCTAGTAAGTACTGCCCTAGCTGATGCCCCCTCT